CAATCCGCACCGTCCTGTGTACGCTCGAGCGAATAGTTGGGCCGCACTTGCCTGACGCGGGCACCAAGACAATGAACGAAGGGGAGCAACGGGGAAGACTTCAGAGCGAAGCGGCGATTCGATGACCGCTCCAAGCTCGCTTGAGCGTCATCGAACAACGCTTCGCTGAATATCATTTTTTCACCGTTTGATCAACTCGTTCAATTTGTCTTGATGTAGTTTTCGTTCTGACCAAGTGTCGGCTCAACTAGATATAGACCGCCCAAGTGCGGTATTTAATTGCCGCACTACTGCGGCCTAATTCTCCTACCAATTTATGAAGGTATCGAATCTCATAAAACTGGCTTATCTGCCGACAGCAAGGGTTTGGCCATGTTCTTGAGCGCTGAAGAACTCAAGAACATGACGCGCCTGGGTCGTCCGAAGGCCCAGGCGCGTTGGTTGCGTGCGAACGGCATTCCTTTCTTGATACGCAGTGATGGTACTCTGCTTGTGTCAAGGTCTGCGGTTGAGGATAAACTTGGCGGGATGAGCGACCGGGCGGTCCGGTCGAAACAACCAAACTGGAGTGCAATAAATACCAAACAAACTCCGCAAGAGTGGCTACACGAGAATATCGGCTTACTAATTTTAAGAAAAGACGAAATTCTGAGTAGGTCTGTAGGCGTTAATTTTGAGTCTTTTCCTGACAGCCATGGCGTTTACTTTCTAATCGACAAACACGATATCGTTTATGTTGGCCGATCAGGAAATATTGCCGCTCGACTCAAGCAGCACTTGACAAGTGTAGAGTTCAGTCAGTTTGCTTGGATTGAAGTTCCGCATGTTTGGTGCTCGGCGATAGAATGCTTCTATATCCATGCGCTTCGTCCTGTACGTAACAAACTATATCCACCGATTCATTCAGAAATCGAGGATTATGTTGAGCCGTGGAGACAGAGATATGCTGCGTTGGGTTAAGCTCAGCAAGTTCTGCGAGCTGTCCGGCTACACGCCAGACGCGGCGTATGCCAAGATGCGGAAGGGGGTATGGATCGAGGGCGAGCACTACCGCAAGGCCCCGGACGGGAACATCATGGTCAATATTGAGGCATTCGAGAGATGGGTCGAAGGTCAGGAGTTCACGCAGGCATCGAAGTCCGCCGCCGCAGCTTGAGGATGACGTTCACCTATCGCGGCGTGCGCTGCCGCGAGACCGTGAAACTTCCGCCAACACCGGCCAACATAAAGCATGTTGATCGCTGGCGCGCGACCATCTTGCACGAGATTGCGTTTGGCACGTTCGACTATTCCAAGCACTTCCCGGAGTCTGGTCAGGTCGGCAAGTTCAGGCCTGGCGCGGCCACATTAGTCTCGCAGGCGCTTGAATCCTGGCTGATGGCGATGCAAAAAACAACTGCATATTCCACTTGGCAAGATTATGCCAACACGGTGCGTCGCCACCTGATACCGAAATTCGGTCGCCTGCGGCTCACGGAATTAACAACGGCGACCGTGAAAGAGTGGATCGGCGGTCTCGGCTGCGGCCCGAAGCGCGTCAACAACCTGTTAATCCCGCTGCGGGGGGTATTTGCAGATGCGTATGGCGACGGACTCATAGAACGCGACCCGATGGCCAGGGTACGAAACCTGCGTAGAAACAAAGCCCCGGAACCAGACCCATTCTCCCCAGCCGAAATAGTTGAGATTTTGAAAAACTGTGAAGGCCAGGTGCGCAACTTTTGGCAATTCGCGTTCGCAACAGGATTGCGTACGAGCGAGCAAATAGCGCTCCGGTGGGGTGATGTGGATTTACTAAACGGCGTGGTGCGTGTGCGCACCACAATCGTTCGCGGCAAAGAAAAAGACGGAGCCAAAACAGAGTCTGGGGTGCGAGACGTAAAGCTATTGCCAATGGCCATGGCGGCGCTGCAAGACCAGAGGCAATACACATTCCTGGAGAACAACAGGATCTTCCATAACCCGCGCCATGGCGCGGGCTGGACTGGGCCAAAGGCCCTTTCCAAAGGCCCGTGGGCGGTCGTGCTACGGAAGGCAAAGGTGCGGTATAGAAACTTATACCAGACGCGGCACAGCTACGCCTCGATGCTGCTGACGGCCGGCGAAGACCCGATGTGGGTCGCCCAACAGATGGGGCACGCGGATTGGGGCATGATTCGCAAAATATATGGACGATGGATTCCCAGCATGCGGCCAGACGCCGGAGAGAAAGCCGCAAAATTGATCGGGGACATAATGAACCCTGGGGCGCCCGTGGGCCAATCGTGGACGGCTGGAGACGACTTGGGCCAGTTTGGGCCATCACGTTGTATTAAAAAACAGCCTATTTTGCTGAAAAAATGGCGGAGCGGACGGGACTCGAACACTTAGCCGATATATTAAAATCAACAACTTAAACAAACACTGGGCCAGTTTGGGTCAAATTATGATCCAATTTGATTCATATCACAATCTGCTACCATAACAGAAATGGAGGAAACACCATGCGCATACTACTGATCACTGTCGTCGTGCTCCTGTCCGGATGCTCGGGGTTCTGGCATGGCCTTAAAGGTGGCTTGGAGAATGTCAACCGGAACCACGAACCGCCTCGTGTTCATCGACCAAACTTCAACCAGATCGAGCGTGACGCGCAGAGCGGCCAGCGAGCGGCGGATGCCATGAACCAATGCCGATCGAACTCCATCTACACGTCAGATGGACGATACATGAACTGCCAGACGTGCTGTGTTGGGTCTAGCTGTAACACGAGCTGCTACTGATGAAGTCTGAAAACAAAGTTCTCGCGAAACCAAGGCCACTGTTCAGTGAACGGATATGGATAATTCGTAGAGTGGCAGCGGCACTGCTTGAGGGGCGTGATAACGAAATAGCCGATGTTCCAGAGAATATTGGAACAATTACTGAACCGGATGCGATGGCGATCGTCAATGCGTATTGCAACAGAGGAATGCAAAAGCTCTCTCAAGAGGAGGTCCGCGTAATCCTGTTGCGAAGGAAAATTGAAAAGGCGAACAATAATCATCCCAACGAGGACTATAGGCATTTTAATATTGACGGGTAATTTACTACCGCCTCCGCGGTACGGTATTCCGGTTCACGGTCGGACCGGATATGGCGTAAGCATTGTTGTAGTAGCCGCGGTCGAAGTACCGAATCTGCTCGTTCTTGCAGCGGGTGATGGCTCCGCGCTCGTCCTGGTACAGGTCGATGATGAGCCCGCCGACGTGCGCCTCGATCTTCTGTTTGCGCATGAACGGAGTCTGGTCTTCGGTCGTGCCACCCTGGATGATCCAGACATTGCGGTAGTTGAACACGTCCATCTTGTGCCAGTGGCCGAAGATGACAACAGCCGGCTTTTCGCCGCCCTGAAGCGACTCGACGAACTTCTGCGGGGCGTAGGAGATCGCGTAGGAACTGCCGCCGCCGGGGTGGACAACGAGCATCTGCGAGGCGTTGCCGGTCTTGGCGTGCTCCAGCCGAATGTACGACTCCATGTAACCGAGATACCGAAGGTCGGTGCGCCCCATGTCGCGCGCCGTCTGCTCGGCCATGCGGCCAATGTCGGCACCGAACTTCTTGGCGTACCAGCCCTCGTGGTCGTCGCCGGCCACGTAGTAGGTCGTGATTCCCTTGCGCTGCGGGTAGTGCTCGGCGAAATACTTGAGCTGGTCCGTCATCCCGTAGGTGTGGATGTCGAACTTGTTGAACGGCGCCTCGCCGTCAATCCAGTTGCCGGCGTTGTACACACGGGTCACGCCCTCGCGGGCGAAGATGTCGTACAGGTCGTTCAGCACGTCCTCGCGCGCGTACTTGGAACAGAGGTGGTTATCCGTCACGATACCGAACCGGTAATGCCCGGCGTCGTCGGACTTGAACACATGCAGGTCCGGGTCGTGCGTCACCGGCAGCGGTGCCGATTCCAACGACACGCTGTCGCCGGCCACGAACACGTTCATGCCGTTGGAACGCAGCACGTCGCACAGGTCAAGCGCCCGGCCTCGGGTGATCCCAAGACGGTGAGCAATCGACTCCAGGGGCGTCCGTTCTTTCTTCAGGATCTTGCGCAGCTTGCCCAGCAGGTCGGCCTCACTGGGCTCCGTGGTTGCCGGCGGCGCCGTCGCAGCAAGCCCGCGGCGCGTTGCTTCTCGAAGCCGACCTCTGAGCGTTTCTCGGTTGATACCGATCAGCTCCGCGGCCTTCACTTGGTTGCCACCGGTCTCCTGGATGGCGTTGAGCACTTCGATACAGCTTTCGTCAGAAAGTCGTGGTGTGGGCATAGGCTCTTTTTATGAATAGCTCGTGGCCTTTGTGGATCATCGGTCTCTACTGGCTGTGGACGCTGTTCGACAAAGAACAGCAGCGATCCATCTCTAGGTGGTTCTGGATGATCGTCGTAGCCTGCGGCGTGGTTGGGGTTTGCCTGTCGGTGCTGACAGGTACAACATTGCCGGTTGGGCCGGAGAGCCGGCCGCCGGGTTACTAGAACCTGCTTAGCGCGCGCTGCGCAATGTCCTCCTTCCGTTTAATCAGCTCGTCGATCTTCAGGCGCTTCTCGGACGGCGTGAGCTTGTCGCTCAGCTCGATCTGGCGGATGCGCTGGTTGATGTTCGACATGGCCTCCTTGCCGCGGCTCGCGATGCCGTGCTTCGAGAGCCGATCGCGGTCGTTCTCGTACAGCTCCTTCGCGCCCTCGCGATCACCGGACCGCATCTTGTTGCGGTAGTCGGCATACGCCTGCTCGATCTCCAGTGCCTGATCGTAGAACTGCGTGATGTACCGGCTCTGCGTGGAAGGCAACGTCTCGGCGAAGTTGCCGACCAGGAACCAGTCGCGCAGCTTGGTCTCGGGGGCGGCCGGTTCGTCCTGGAGCGGATTGACCATCGTATCGAGCGCGGTTGTTGCGGCCGTCCCGAGCCAGCCGAAGTAACCACGAATCAGGTGGTCGGCCTGGGCCGGCGAGAGCCCGGTGTAGTCTCCGGCCTGGCCAATGATCTTGGCGAACTCGCTGGTGCGCGATCCGTAGCGCTCGCTCTTGGGCAGCTTCTCCATGCCGGCGGTCTCGATGTCGCGGCCGGTGAAGCTGTCCTTGTTGGCGTACAGGTCGATCACCGGCTTGAAGAGCTGCGGCACAGGATTGAAAGAAAGAGTCTGCTCGACCGCGAACCGCAGGCGCTCGAAGTACCTCTTGCCGGTCATCTCCGGGTCCACGAACAGCTCAACAGAGCGCTCAGCCAGGGTGGCAATCACGCCGATCTCGAACGGCTTTGGGATGCGGAACGCGACGCCGCCGATCTTGAACCACCAGTAGTTGTCCCGGTCCCAATCCTCGCGACGCTTCCAGTCCTCGTCGTCCTGGTAGGCCAGCATCAGGGCAATCGAGACAAGCGCCGTGGCGCCCAGCACGGCCCCGAGGCGCTTAGGGTTGGCCTGGCCGGCGCGCGCCAGTTTGTATAGACCCTGTACGCGGGCGTTGAAGAACGGCACGGTCTGAATCAGGAACCGGATGGCCTTGCTGGTCCCGCCCATGCTGAAGTCCAGCAGGTCGCGGGCCTGGTAGGCGGCCTCGGCGTGGCTCACGCCCTTGGCACGGAGTTGTTGGTACAGCGCCGCACGGTTGGCGCCCTCGGAGATGTCGCCGGCCTCGTTGTAGTAGTCCCAGGCCTTCTGGAGCATGTCCAGCGCCTTCTCCTGGGTATCGACGATGGTGTTGGCGTCCACCCCGGCGTTGATGAGCTTGTCCACATGGGTCGCCCGGTTGCCCTCCAGCATGGTGCCGAAGCGGATGATGCCGCCGGAGGCCAGCAGCGAGGCGTAGGTCTGGCCCTTCTCGGACATGGCACGCACACCTTCGGCGACATTGGCAAGCGGGTTGTAGCCAAGCTCGGTCTGGCCGATGGCCGCGATCGAGTCACGCATCAGGTTTCTAACCTTGAAGGCCGGGTTGGCGGTAACGCCGATGGTCAGCCACCGCTTGAACGATGATAGGGCCTGCATGGCAGGGCCGGAAAAACCGGCGTACTCAAGCGAGGTCAACGCATCCAGCACCAGAGGGTCGTCCACGGCGTACCAGCGCTTCTCACCGCGGTCCAGGTAGTACACGGCACCCTTCTGCTCCACCGGGATCGCCTGCGCAGCGCCAGCGGCCTCTGCGGCAGGCAGCGCGACCCTGGCCGCACGGTTCTTGGCCGAGGCCGATAGCAGGTGCGACCAATTCAATAATACGTTAGCCAGAAGATCGGTATTCAGCTTGTCGGTTCCGCCCTTGAGTTTCTTGAAGGCGTACTGCCGGACGAGGCCGGGCTTCTTACCAAACGACGGGCCGGAGAAGCCGTCCTCCATCGCCCGGTAAAACGGCACGTACATCTCCTTCTCCCAGATGGCGCGCGACTCGGGGTCGATAATCCCGGACTGCTCGGCGATGTCGAGTACGTTCTTGCTGGCGCGGGTGTAGTCGCGCAGCGTCTCCAGATACACCGCTTCGCGGTTCTTGCCGTCCGGCATCCGGCCGCGATTCAGGGTCTTGAGCGCCTTGATGTCGGCGTCGCCGAACAGATGCTCGCGGTCTTCTTTGGCAAGCTGCTCGGCGCGGTGCGCGGCCACCCACCAGAAGAATCGATGCTGTTCGCCTTGGAGGCTTTGGAGCGAGTCGATAAAACCTTTGCCGCCGGCCTTGGTATCCGTCACGCCTTGATTCAGGTGGAGATTGCCGAAGTGCAGCAGTGCCTCCAGCGCGCCGTCCGAGCCCTTGGACATGCGGGCAAGAAGGTAGGCGTGCGGGTTCAGCTCCTTGAGCGGCGCGAACTGGTCGGCGACTGCCTGGGCGAGCTTGGTTTTGAGACGCGGCTTGGTGTCGTCCCACCACTCGCGGATCGTGCGCTGCTCGACGATGCCGCCGGTATTGCGCAGCGCCTGCTCTTGCTCTTTGGTCAGGTCGCCGAAGTGGGTCTTCTTGCGAGAGAACAGCGGCTGGCCATGCATGACGGATTCGCGCAGGGCGGGGGTGATGTCGAGGGAGTGCGAATCAAGCAGATTCGGCTTAAATCCTTCATATTTTTGGCTTGGTGTATACGCAGGTATTTTGGCTTCGCCAACCTTCCCGCCCCACTTCTTCACATACTTGTTCACTACCTGCGGGAGCATCTGGTCGTAGAAGGCGCGCATTCCGGCCCCACCGATTGTCATATCCTGAGACTGTACGGTGACATCCTTCCCCGGTTTTTCATCGGCCGCTTTTATCAGTTCATCGCCAGCTTTCCCAAATACTTCTTGGACTCGTGCAGCAGGCACGGATTCTTCTGACGTGACACCACGACCATCTTTTGTGGCCCTGTATTCGTAATTACCGTCCGGCCATTTTGTGATGGTTACTGAATCAACGGCCTTCAACAGAGCTTCTTTGTAACGAATGTTTTGTTGATCCCCCGTCGTCCACGCGATCCGGTCAAACCCGTTCTCAGCGGCGTACCGGATCATCCGCTTCATGGCGAGCAGGGTCCATGATTCGGTTTTGGTTACGAAGGGAGCGGGTGGGATTCCACCATTACTTGCCGATGTTACTGCCCTACGCAACTCCGCATCTTCCGCGTTTATGATGGCAAACTGTTCGGCCTCAAATTGAGTCGGATTGCGATTTTCAGATTCAATTTTAAGACGCAGCGATTCGTGTTGCTCAAGAAGCTCTTTGATGCGCGCCTTATTTCTGGCGCCCGCATCAGCAAACCCTTCCTTCCTCCCCTTCTGCGCCCAATCGCTCTGCACTTCCTCGATGAACAGGACGCGCTTACCTTCGGCATCGGTGCGCTCGTTGAAACGGATGTGGGCTAGGATGTTGGGTTCGTCGAAGTGGCCAGACTTAAATGTGCCTTTCGTATTTTCGAGATTAAGTTTGCGAGCACCATCTTCCGCAACATCTTTGTTGAGGGTAGTCGTCGCCCAATCTTCTGTTTTTGTGTTCCACACACCAAATCCACTTCCTTTCTGGCGTACCTCGAATATTGACGCAAGATCAGCAGGCAACGTCAGCAACAACTCCCGGTAGTTCTCTCCGCCGGGGAGTTGGTAGGAGGAGAATTTGGTAACGCCACTATTGGATTCGTTGCTGCTGCTACCGAATGACCTACCAGTTACACTCTCGATGTGTTTCTCTAGTTTAGTCAACGCCTGCCGCATCGACCCTTTACCGAGAGACCGAGCGTTACCGTTGACGTTAGCCTCCCATTCGTCACCTTCGTACTTTGTAAGGTCAATGTATTCTATTTCGTCTTTTATGCTGTCTGGAACAGAGTATGAATACTTTCCAATAACACCTGTCTCGTCGTCTTCAATCCTGTCAGAAACGTCATCGAAGTCGTCAAGCATCAGAGGTGGTAGAACATTACCTAGTTCTACTTCCTTAACCTGCACCCCATTCTGCCGCACAAACTCAAGCACGGCTTCCTTGGTGACTTGGCCTTGTTGCATGTCCAGCCATTCATTCAGGCCGGTAGCTTCTATCTCGTCGGCTTTGACGCCAGGCAGCTTCGGGACGATGGCCTTCCAGTCGGCGGCCGGAGCCTTGGCCTGCTTGGCGTTAGCGATGCCGCGTTCGAGGGCGCTGTAGAAGGTCGGAGCCTTGGCCTCTCCGGAGAACATCGGCGCGCCTTGGGCCTGTGCATCGATGCCCGTCTGCCGTTCCTGCGCGTAGTTTCGCACGGCATTCGCCAGAATGGCGCGCGCCTTGTTCAGGTCGGAGACGAACTGGTGGGAATCGAAACCACGGATACGGTTGAGCAGCTTGTCGAGCAGCATCCGGATCGAGGTGACGATCTTCTGGAAGGTTGTCTCGTTGGTGCCGGCGGCTACCTGTTGCCAGAACTCGGGCTCGGCGAAACGGTCGCCGAGAATGTCGCCGAGCATTTCCTTGAGGATGTAGCGATCGCTGAAATTCTGGAGGCTGTTCAGTTCCTCGTACCGGGACAGGTTGCGCAGCAGCGGTGCCACCGATTCGAGGAGCGCATTGTAGGCGGCCGGGTTGTCGGCCTCCAGGCGGTGCGACAGCTCGTGGCCGAACACGTTCGGCAGCGACACAGCCGAATTGGCATCGAGCCAGATCAGGCCCTTGTAGAATACGCCATTGAACGAGAACGGACCCTCGTGCGTGACGATGGCAACCGGGGCGCCAAACGTATCCTGGAGGGTCTTTAGGAGTTGGAGGCCTGCGGTTTGCGCAGCGGGATTCCCGCTTGCAAGTAGATCGTCAAGCAGTTGACCCGATGTGATTTTGAACGAACCTGGGCCGGCGTCTTCTTCGAGCGCGGCGGCTTTGGCTTTGAGGTTTTCGGCAACGCCATCGGTCAGTGCCTCACGGAGGACAGAAGAAAGGCCGTCGCTCGGACGGCCTTTTTGTTTGGAGTAGAGGATGTCATTGAGCTGTGCCGAGCTTAGATCAGCGCGCCCTGAGAGAGCTGCAACTTTAGCCAGTAGTCCAGATTGTCCCGTCTGTCCCTGTACCACTTCGGACATTGCGGATTGGACAAGAACCGCTCTCTTAATCGTAGCGACGCCAATCGCTGCACCTTTAAGGCGCGCGCGCCCTCCGATTGCAGCGAGGACATCATCGCCGACAGGCTCGCCGGATTGGTTCTCGAATCGCTCATGCTGGAAATTATACACGATTTGGCGCACTTCTGGTACGGCCTTGAGCACGGCATAGCTCTCGGCCTCCAGTAAGCTATTGATATTCTTGGCGTCGTTGCCAACCTCCCAATCGATCGGTGGGATGCCAAGCTCCAGGCTTCCTTCCAGTTGGCGCTCATGCGGCTGAATGTGGTCGGTGGTTCCGAACTTGAGCGCCGTGGATACCATATTAGAGGTACGACGCAGCATGGCGCTGTCGGAGAGGCCATACGGATCGCCGATGAAGACCTTGCCGTTGTTGCGGGCGTAGTTGGCGACGATCGCGTACACGCGGTTTCCGCCGCCGCCCTTCTGGAACTCGCTGATGTTGAGGTAGATTTCACCGCCAGGCAGCTCGACCGCGGTCGCGGTCTGCGACTGGCCCTTGTGCGTGAGCGTGAAGGTCCACGCCTTGTTGCCGCGCAGGTTGTAGCCGCGCGCCACGTCGCGGCCCCACTCGTCCACCTTTATATCGGGGAACACGTCGCGCGCGATCGCCGACATGCTCTTGGCGCTGGAGGCCGGTAGCTGGAATGTTTCGTCGTTCTGGGCAAGCAGCGTGAAGACGGTGGACGCCATCGTGTCGTCGTCGGTGATGGTGCGGGCGCGGCTGTAGAGAATGTTCGGATCGTTCGGGTCGAAGGTGCCACGGTTGCCGATGGCGGATTTGATTTGTTCGGGGCGGAAGGCGACGTAAACATCCATGTTCCGGCCAGTCTTTTGATCGGTTTCCACAATGAAAGCGCCATCGTACCCAGCCGCTTCGGCGGCGCGCACAAAGTGCGCGCCGATCTCACCGTCAAACAGTTCCCACTGGTCGCGCACGTTTAGCAGGATTCGCGACGGAAAACCTTCGGCAGAAAGTTGGCTCTCAATGCCAACACCAATACCATCCCGAATATCAAGAGGGTTTTTGATGTTGAGATACACAGGAACCATGTTAGCGCCGCTGTCGCCGTGCTGAACGGCGAACAGCTCTGCGCTTTCTTGATTCTCCGTGAAGAAAAATCCGTGCCGATCAACATACTCAGTTCCGAGCACAGTAGAGATAACGCCTTTTCCTTTTTTGAACTCAGAGAAGTCAGCGTTCGTTCCATGATAAACAACAAGCGGTCGCCCATACGAATCGACAACATCTGAACCTTCAAACCACTTCTTGAACTCTGGTGTCTGGGTCTGGTCCCGCCGGCGGCTAAACAGCGCCACACCTTTCTCGGTCTCCTTGGTCTCGATCGTATCGATGAGCTTGTCGAACGCCTTGTTGATCGCCTTGCGCTCGGCGCCCTGCGGGTAGGCTGGCTGGTTGTTCTTGAGTGGGTGGGTCAGGTAGTCGTTGACGCGAGCCTGGGCTTCGAGCTGGTCGAGCACGTAGGTCTCGAAGGCGCGGGCGAACAACTCGGTGGGCTCGGTCCAGTAGCCCTTGCCCATACCGGGCGCATCGGCGTTGAGTTTGGACGCTTCCTTGAAATAGTCGGTGCTTGTGGCCTGCGGGACGTGTACCTGGTCCTGGCCCTTCTTGTTGAGCAGGGTCTTGTAGTAGCCGGCGTTGGCATCGAGCCCCTTGAGGTAGTCAAGCATCGGAGCACGGCCGGTGGCATCCTGATACAAGGCACGTACTTGGCCGACGGCCTGGCTCACGAAACTCTGACGGCCGAGCTGCACATGGCCTTCCCCGGTGTCACCGCGCAGCAGACGCTCGCCGAGTTGATCGAACTCCTTCAGCGCGCGGTCTTTCTCAGTGGCCTTGGAGTTGGCCTCCAGGTCGCGGCGCGTGCTCTTGATCCAGCCATCCAAGTTCTTCTTCGCCTTCGCCTTGCGATCGTCGAGTGCGAGCTTCGCTTCCGCCTCGGTCTGCGGGCGCTTGGTCATGGTCTCGTAGATGTTCTTGAAGGCATCCACGATCTCGGGGCGGACGGCCGTGCCCTGCACGGCGCGGCGGTGGCTGGTCATAAACGGCTCTTTCGAGCGCGCGTGTCCGGCCTGGACGGCGAAGTAGTGGTCGAGCGCGTGGCCCCATTCGTGGGCCAGCGCACCGGCCCCGGATGTGCGTGTCAGGTTGATCTCGTTAACGCCAGGGACGAAGTGGGCGGCGGCCTTGCCCTTGCCTTGGGCGCCGAAGGCGAGCCCGAGAAGACCATCGAGAGACATGGCTTTGGCCGGCACGCCAAGGACTTCGGAGAGATCCATAAGCGCGTCGTAGGCAGCGTTCACATACGCCTGGCGCTCTTTCTGGTTTGTCCAGTTGCCGAAGTTCACACCACGGAATCCGAAGGTCTCGCGCAGGCGATCCGGGGTGATGTTCTCGCTTGGCCGGCGATGTGCCGGGCCTTTGCGGGTGGTCTCGGCAAACTCGATGCGGCGGTCGATGACCTTGCCGCCCTCGCGCTTGGTGGCCTCGCGCGCGGCCTCGGCGGCGGCATTGCGGGTGTCGAACTGCCCCAGGAGCTTGCCGTATTTGTCGGTGAGAAGGAACGGCTTGAGGTTGTCGATGTAGGCTTGCGCCTGTTCGCGGCTGTCGAACGAACGATCGCGCGCCCAGCCACGGTCGATCTCGACGTTGTATGAATTCACAAAGGTCTTTCCGTCCTTGGCGTAGTTGCGGCCCTCGCTGATCTTTGCGGCCTCGCCCTTCGAGACGATCTTCATGCCCTGCCGCTGCCAGACCTCTTGCTTGCCGGGCCAGCCCTTGCTGGTGTCCTTAGCGGCGCGCATGGCCTCGTTGAAACCGGGGCTGAGAACGTCCCAGACCTTACGGCCGCCGATCGCGATCAGCTCCTCTTTGGCCTTGCCGACGATGCCTTCCTTGAAGGCGTAGTCGCGCAGCGCCGTGGCCGACTTCACGAGATCGGTCATGCTGATCTTGCTTCTGCCCATCGCGGCACCGGCCTGCTGTGCCATTGCGCTCCCGAATTGGGCCTGCGCGTCGCGGTCGTCGGCCCATTTGAACACGGCGTCGCGCACGCGGTTGATGCCGTCGATGTAGTTTCTCATGTCGGCGTCGGTTGGCGTACCGCGCACGTTCGGAGAAGTGGCGATCGAGTCGTACACCTGCTTGACGATGTGGGCAGTCAGTGCCGGCATGCCGGCGTCAACGATCGCCTGATAATCCGGGCGCGGCCACACCTTAGATTTCACGACTTCCTTGGTCTTGAGGGCGTCGTTCAGGCTCTCCACGTCCGACCAGGTGATGCCACGGCCAAGGCGGTTGCGGGCGTTGTAGGTCAGCTCCTCGCCGTATGTCTCGCCGATCTTCTTGGCCGGCTTGGCTTCGGCCTTCTTGGGTTCGGATTTCTGCTTACGGTCTGCGATACGCTTGGCAATACGTTCCTTCGCTGCAACACGCTCCTCGGCCTGCGATGGAAGCTGTTGCTTCAGCTCGTGAAGACGAGCGCGCTCATCACTTTTAAGATAGTCAATACCTGCGCCAGGAGCATCCGGAGAATTTGGATTTTTGGCACGGGACTCATCGCGTCGCTGATCGGCAAGTTTCCCGATCTTTTCAATCTCTGACTTTATTGCTTCAGCCGGCTTCTTACGCAACTCAGCCACCTCGGCCTTCAGTTCTTTCACTGCGCCTGTGACTTCCTTCACGGCGTCGGCGACGGTCTTGACGGCTTCGGTAGCATTGTCCTCGACTGATGATTTATTTGCGGCGCGCTTGAGGATGTTTTCGTGATTCCATTTGGCCTGAGCCTTGTACCACGACTCGGGTTGTCCTGGCGCGACCCTCATGGCGTGATCGCGAGTCGCAGCATGGAACTCGTCGAGAGACATCTTTGCCGCTTCTTCGTCGGTCGGCAACGCCTTCGGCGTTGCCTGGGCCGCTACAGTCGTAGCTTTCTTTGCTACATCCTGGGTGCCGGTTTTCGCTCCCGGCGCGACTTTTGGCGCGGTTACTGGTGTTGACACTTGTGCAGAAGTGTCAACCTTTTTGTCCACGGTTCCGGTTTGTCCACGATCTGTGGACGTGGCCGATTCCCGCGCTGGGGCAAGGTTTCCACCAAAGTCTGCATAGCCATCCGGACCATACCCATTGCGGTCATGCCGGATGCGGAAGCGACCGCGCTTGTTGTCGTACAGAACCTCGCCTGCGTCATTCTTTCCGGCAAGAGTAGATTCTGCGATCAAGTCTTTGACGGAGATCGCTTCCTTAGATGTTGCAGGGTTTGCTGTGGTCGTAGCTGTTTTTGCTACAGCCGGGCGCTTGTACGCCACCGGCTTCTTGGTATTGCCGGCCTTGAGCCACAGCTTGAACTCGGGAAGCGTGAACTGCTTGATGGCGCCCAGGCCATGCCAATCTTTCGAGTAGTTGGCGGCGTAGATGGCGCGCGCCTCTTGCTCACTGGAGGCGCCGAGCACGACCTTGTGCTCGTCAAACTTGCCGGTTTCCGGGCTGATCTGGTCAACGATGAAGACCGGCGCCTTGGCGTCCTCGGCCTTCGGACCGAGGAACACGTCAACATGGTCGCCGTCCTTGCCTTCGGTGCGCTTGATGTAGCCGTAGTGGTTGGCGAGCGGCGGCCACTCGGGACGGCGCTTGGTGCCGGCCGGGTTCTCGATGGCGATGTCGATTCCGTTGACCTTGACGTGACCCTTCTTATAGGTGCCGGCTTCTTTCTGGGCGGCTGTGGGCTCGGGGAGGTTGTTCTGCGGGGAAGTGGCCGCCTGGGCGGCGGCCTGGTCTACTAGCGAAGTGCTAACTTCTTCAGATTTAGCAGTTACTTCTTCGTGGGTCGCGCCCGGCATGACCGTACCGTCCGGCATGGTGTGCGTCTGGCGGGCGTAGTAATCGGCCGCAGAAAGCGACTTCTCGACTTGGGTTTCCTTGTCGGGCGAGACACCAACCTGCTCGCGCATGGCGACGCGGAGATCGGCCCCGCGGGCGGCGTGTTCTTTCCTGGAAGGCGGCTCGGTAACGCCGACAGACTGATCGATAGCTTGCGCGGTTGTAACGCCAGGGGAGACGGTAGCCTGAGAGAGGATGTCATCGGCAGAAGGGGCCGGCTCGGGGCGAATGGGCGCGCGGCCGATCTCGGCTTCAGCGATGTCTTCCATGCCAAAGTCTTGGCGCTGGGCGGCGGTCGAGGCGACGCCTTCTGGGGTTACTTCGACGACTGGCGCCGGAAGTGCGCGCGTTTCTTCGAATGGATCGTAAATATCAGACTGAGGAGGCTGCGCTTGGCGCGCCGGCTTGCCGCGCCGGCCTCCGGCCGCAACGGTAAACAGGAAGTCCATGAGCGCGCCGGAACCGAAACCGACGGCCGCGCTTTCGCCGGAACCTTGATACCACTGACGCTTCGGGTCGTAACCGACGACATCGCTGGCAATCAGGTTCTGGCTGATCTGTTGGAACGCTTCTTGTACGGCCTCCTCGGTGCCCTGCTTCAACATGCTGGCAATGGCGCGTTTCGCGGTGCCGCCGGTCACGCGGTCGAGGCGATTCAGTGCATGGCTGATCGGCACGGCCTCCGATGTGCCGACGAGCGCCGCCCAGCCGGACGAACTCAAGGCCTGATCGAGCGTTGCCCCGTTGTTGATCGCGTCCTCGAAACCTTCGACTGATCCGGCAAGCGCACCAGCGCCAGCAATGCCGGCAGGTCCGGCCGGCGCGGCCAGCAGGAACCCGAACGTGGAGCCAACGCCTTGCGGCAATTTGCCTGACCAGAACTCCTCGGCGTACTTCGGGTTGACGCGCTTGGCGCCTTCGACGGCCTTGTCGATGGCTTCGCCGGCACGATACACCTTGCTCTGGCGCGGATCGTCCCCAGGAGTTGTCGCCTCTCCTGAAGAGATAGTGCGCATTGTTTCGGCGCGCATCCTATTGCGCCATTCAGGATTTCCTGAGCTGTACGAACCGAGATGGCTGATCGCATCTCCTGGAAGATCAGGATGATCTGCGTATGGATCGAATTTTTCTCCACGATCAATTCTGTCCATCCAGTCGAGGACTTTTCTGTTGCGACGCAACACATAGGCATCGGCAAGAGCGAGTGATTTCGGAACACTCGATATCACATGACCAGCACCACGCAGCGCCTGGCCAACCGCCGTGCCAAGACGGCCTACGTCGCTGTTCGGTTCAGGCGTCGGCTTCGGCGGCGGCTCGAACCCGGACAGGTAATCGGCCTCGTTCCGAGGCTGGGAGATATTGGCGGACTGCTCGAATGGATCGAACACCTTGGGCGCAGGCGCGGCCGGCGCTCCGTTCTCAGCGAACGGATCGAAGATTTCAGCCATGTGTGATTATTGGGCCTGGAATTTCTGGTTGACGTAGGCACGCAGGTCTTCGTCCGACACGCCCTGGTTCTGCGGTGCGGAGCGCAGAGCCTTAAAATAGCTCTCGGCATCCTTCGGCGGCTGCGATGGATTGGCGCCAGGCGCGGCGGTACGCCTCGACTTCGGCAGCGCGCCCTGCTTGGCCTTGGCGGCGGCGAGGTTCGCAGCGCGTTGCGGCGTTTCGCCTTCCTGAATAAGGTCGGACGCGATCTCGATCGCATTCATGGCAACATCCCTGTTTTCCTCGTCCGGGAACCACATGCCGCCCTCGAACCGGCCCCCAAAGTGCGACTGGAGGATGTTCACGGCATCATTGGTAAGAAGCCGCTGGTGCTTGGCGGATTCATCAACCTTGCCCTTCTTCGTGCCAGGACCGTGTGGCTTGAACGTGCCAGAAGCCGTGTCGAGCACGCCGCGCTCGCTCTCCGCGTAGCGGCCCTTCTGATCTTGGGTTTTGAAGACGTGCTGGAAATACACTTCAGGGTTCTTCAGCATGTACGCCCGTTTTCCAAGGTCGTCGAAAGAAATCTTGCTTGGCGTTCCAATAGGGTTTCCGCCGGCATCCACGCCGGCAACACTGAAGGTGCCGTCTTTGTTTCTCGAAACGGCCATTTTCGATCCGTCCGGAGAAATGGAATTGATCGTGTCCACAAGCGACTGGTACTGGGCGCCGTTGCTGGCGACGTACACGCCAAGCGACTTTTCCAGGGTCTTGCTGAACTCCTTCTGCTGATCCTCCATGGACTGCAATTTGGATTGGCGTGTACGCTGGCCACGAGTGTATTCACGGTCCTCGCGCATTCCTTCCATCTGGAGTTCCTGCATCTCGGCCTGCCGGCCTCCAGACAGGCCGGCCTTGACGCCTTCGATAAAGCGTCCGACACCGCGTCCAGGATAATTACCGCCAGTAGGCATTCTCATGCCGTAGCCATATTCTTCAGCCATTTAAGCCCCCGCTTCCTCAACAAGTTGCTCGAAGAAATCCACGCCCAGAGCGCTCACCACGTCCTCCGGTATTACGTAGTCGTGCGTTTCAAGGTCAACCGCGCCGCGCATGCCGTATCCAACCTGACCGCCGTCGGCATAACGACCCTCTTCCAGATCACGGAGTTTGCGCGTTTCGTCACGATTGATGGAGTAGGTCGGGCGTTCTCGGTTTCCGGTCAGCTTTTCCCTCAACCACTCAATAGCATTGAGATTTGGCTTGTCACCGCGAACCTCGCCGCCATCGGCCAAACTTTGGAAAATGTCAGCGATAGCTGACGAACCGGCCATGTCACGGTTCATGTTGTCGCTGATCTTCCCGCTAGATAACATGGCCTGAAAATCGTACTGATTGGCCATTGCACCGCCAGCACCCTGCATGGCGGCGGTTGCCTCGCCAGGCATGTTCATGCCCAGCCTGCTCATAATGGCGGCGTTCTTCATGCCACGACCGCGCGTTTCATCTACGGCCTGGTTTCCGGCATTAGCCTTGGCGCGAGCTTCCTCGATGTTCTGGATTCGCTCATCTTCCGGCCGGGCCTTAATACCGTAGCGATCTCGTGTACGTTGAGTCGCCGCACGGGCTTTGGAGAAGGCATCGGCAACGTCCTGTGCGGCGCGATCGCTGATGACGTTCCGGTCAGTGGTGAGGTCGGACACAACGCTCTCCGACATCCGCTTTTCAAGCGGAGCAACCATCCCATAGTAGTAGTTACGGCGCGCATCGGCGATCTTCTGTTGCTTGGCAACGAGATCGCGGCGAAGAGAATCTCCGACACCGATCTCAGACTTTAGTTTCTTCTGTTTATCCGCATAATCCATGCGGTTCCAGGCTTGCGGGTCTACGGGAGTGCCGTAGCCCATCACCCTGAGAAATTTATTTTTCTTTGCCATCGTCGTTACTCCGTAACGCTGAACCCGCGACCTTCAAGCGGGGGGCGATGATATTTGGCAATAAGCGCATCTAGGTTGCGCTTGCCAATCATGGCAACGGCACGCGCCGGGATAATGAATTCGCCGTTCGAGACCCGGGCCGGTTTCTCGCCGTCAATCACGGCCGGTACGGAGTCGCTGCGGCCGGTGCCTGGGCCTTCAACGAGTCCGCCGTCGGCGAATTGCGCGTCCATGCCGAATGCCTCGTTCTGGCTGTTGAAGTAGTCGGCGTCGCCTTTGCTGCCCCAGTTGTAATCGGCCTGTCCTGATTTATCGTAGTCAGGCGATGAGTAGGTTTTTTTCTTGCCAAATCCATAACCTAGCTGACCAGCACCCTTTCCAACCTGATACAACGAATCAGCGGCGCTACCGCCGTAGGCATCGGAAACACCAGCCGCTTTCTTGATGCTGGTCTGAAGCATGTCGATATTTTTGAGCCCAACCATGTTGGTTCCGCTCGGAATCCCTCGCGCACCGGCCGAAACAGCGGCGCGTTCTTTGAACACGCGGTCCTCCTCACCGCGGCGCGCCTGGCCCATTCCGAACCCCCTGGCGCGCCCACCGGCAACGGTGATGTCGTTGAGTGCCGCCGACGTGGAACCGGAGTTCGGGTTCACTCGACGTTTCAGGACAGCGTTGCCGCCCTGCGACATGCCGGAAGCAACGGCCCCGGCAACCTTGCCCTCGGCGCCTGCAATATCAGGATCACGAGCAGCCTGGGTAGCCATCGCCTGCTCGGCAGGTGCGAACGTGGTCTTGAAGTGATCCCAGTCCTTCGAGGCGTTGTCCAGAACCTTCTGGCTGATCTCCATGACCTGCCCAGAATTGCCGCGCGCGCTACGATTCCACGCCTTTGAAATCTTGGCGTTTTCGTATGAATTGCCGAGACCGAACAGAAGGTTTATGACGCCACCAATCCATCCCATGCTAGATGCCATGTTTTTAACCCTTTCTTGGAACTTGCGACTCAGTAATCAACCCGAGTGTTACCAGGTCGCGGTAGGTCACCGCCTTGTCCAGGTAGTCGGAGCCACGTCTTCCCTCTCGAACTTCGAGAATTTCTTTTACGTTCTGAAGCAGTTTCCTGCTTTCGTCGTCCATCTCGGGGTTCACTCTCCCAAGCGGAGGGATTTTCGTTGCGTCACGCATACATCAGCTCTGGGATTGATGTTGCCATACGCAACTCGCGTACCTCAGTTTGCCCTTGTAGCTCTACCTCAAACTCGGTAGCGTGATAACCAGACGGAAGCCGAACGGGGTTCGAGTCATTGATCGTGATCGTGCAAATCAATGTTCCGTCAGCCCAGAGCTTGAACGTGAGACCGACAATATCGGTCCTCGCCGGAGGAACGACGGCAAGTGCATCGTCCGCAATCGCCAGCTCTGTAATCGCTGCACCGCCAATGCTTCCGGTATCGTCGGTTGCCAGAATCGCCTGATTCGATGCAATGATCGCGTTACGCGCCGCGTTATAGGCATCAACCTCTGCCTGAGTCAGCGCAGCAGACCAGTCAGCAATGATGCGAAGCGCGCCAAAATTTGTGTAATCCGGAGCCAGGAACAGCTTCGACTTCCACAGGAACGCAACGCGCTCTACTTGGTCGTCCCATTTGTAGATGTAATTATTTCCATCAGAGCTATCGGTGGCGACGTAGTACAGATTTCCACTCTTTCGATCCGAAAACGCGCAATGCACGCCACCGAATAGCCCAACCAGACCGTTCGGCGTCACATGGTTGATAAGAAATCCATCATTGGCAACCCCGGAACCTCCTGTGTTGTGGAAAAATCCCATGTACATGCCGCGGTACGACACCGCACGAACCGTTTCAAGGTAATATTCTTCCGCTTCCTCACGCGACAGAATGTCCTTGGTCATCAAGACCACGCCGCCGCCAGGGGTGGCAAGCGCCATTCCGTCGTGCGTAGGGTATACAACACCGGACTCCGTGCTCACCACACCGCGTTTCGCGAGGCATGGATACATGGCCGGCGACTGAACTTGCCCGACAGACTCCGGATCGGTCCCATCCAGAAGGTACGGATACCCTTCGGTGGCGGCTACAACCATGGTGCCGACGTACCCGAGGCCGACGATCTGATACGGCAGCGCATATCGATACCGAGTCGGATAGGCGTGTACCTGATACGGCTCCGAGAAGCACACCTCATTCTTCGAGAACCCAACCGCCACACCGTTTGGGAGCATGATGAGCCCCTTCATGTCGGTCGGCGGCTCGGCCCATTCCGTGCTCTCCAGAACATCGCCGAGCGCGGCATCAAGCGCCGAGTCGGCGTAGCTGGCCGTGCCGACGGTGATCTCGGTCACGTACTCGTAATCTCCTGTGCTCGCGCGATAAATGCGGATGTGGGTGATTCCACGATCCGATGGCGTTGCGTCGAAATTGTTGATCGTAACGGTCTGGCCAGGAAGGGCCGACACGATATTCGACGCCGGACTCGGCATGCCCTCGTCCACCTTTCCGGACGCCCACTTACGAACGAACGTGTAGACGTACACCAGGTTGCGTGGCGACCCTGATCCGCCTCCGCCAAGCGTCGCAACCGGCGCCCCGGTTGGTGCCGAAATGCCGAGAATGTAACTCGATTTCGGATAGGTCGATCCGGCTCCGGTATCCACCAGAGAATCATCGAATACACGCGGGTAATCCGTACCGGTAAAATAGGTTCGGTTCGTCGTATCGCCGGCAATCGGGCCAGGTTGCACATCGACATCCTGCGTCCACTCACACCAGCGCTCGACGCCATCGCTCTTGCGATGCAAATAAATCGTTCCGAGTGTTCCTGTCAGCACACAGTCATAGACTGACGTTGGCTTGCGCCAAGGGCTCAGAGACCCGCGAGTAATATCGCAGTTCGATGCGTCTTGCGCGCCATTTGTCGGCAGGAGCGATGCCGACAGTTTCGGCATCTCGCCGCTGAAGTCGTTGATGACGATACGAGGCACGGTTCCCTCAAACTAAAATAAGGATGAAAACAAACACGGCAAAGATCCTCCAACCCATCCTGTCAACCCAATCCACCTCGTACACACCCTGGCTGCGCAGGTGCTCGTAGATGGAAAGGATAATGTTCATGGCTTGCAGATCGCCTCAAACTTCTCGTTGTGCGACAGAATTTGCTCCGCCGTTTGGCGTGTCAGCACGTCGTCTTTAGAGACGGTGATGATCTTCGCCCAACTACAATCAGTCGCGACGATACTTGCGCAGCCGCTCAGCAACGTCGCTGTCAGTAGCGCTGCGATTGCGATCCTCGATTTCATTGGATGTCCTCATGTCGTTCACGGTCTTCTCGGCCTGTTCGCGCTTCACGGATTCACGACCCCACTGCCTGGCACCGAACAGAGCCGCAAACAGTGCCGCGGCGATGCCGAGTATTTTGTAGATGATGCTCATTGCTGTTTCATTCCGGCAATCGCGTCGCGAACGAAGATGAGCGCGAACCCCGAGGCAACGAGCTGTGCCGCTGCGTTGAAGTCCATCTGTCCGAAGTAGAATCCGCCAGCACCGCCGGCAATCATTCCGATCCCGGTCCAGTTGGTCTTGCTGCTCAGGAAATCCTTGATGTTTTGCTTGAATTTCACGAATAACTCCTTATTTGTAGGCGTGATAAAGCGCCGAGATCGTGATACCGATCGCAACGCCAAAAAGAAAGATCGAAATACCGATGGCAATCATTGCGTATTCTCCAGCTCAAAATGAACCAGATCGTTGAAGTTCTGATCCTTGATCTGCATGTTGCCGTTCCAGTCACCGCCCCAGCGGATTTTGATGCCCATGCTCTCGGCAACTCCAAGCACGAAACCGCCGAAGTAATAGAACCTGGCGGTATCGCTCCAATCCAGAGGGTCGGGAGACACATCAGCAGCCATGGCCGGGTCCATGACATGCTTGCTGTTCAGCGTCTTGCTGGCACCGGATGCAACCAGCGCGGCCTGCTCCTCGGGCGTGCGGCGTCCGTAAAGGATGGTGCACGGCCACAACTCGTTGACGCGATTGAACAGGCGCTGAAGATCGGGATGACAGGTCGATAGCTTGTCCTGCGATTTTTTGCTGAACGCAATCATTTGAAAAACAGCGGGGCGATCTTGGCCATCAAGGCGCCCATCGCTCCGGCCACACCGGCCACCAGCAGCAGTGTTTTCCATCCGCCTTTTGCCTGGTTGAGTGTATTCAAAATAGACTTAACGTCATTCTTCAGCTCAACCATGTCTGCTTGCAGCGACTTGATTTCGGCGCCGTGCTGGCCGACCTTTTCGTGCAATTCTTCGCTCATAATGGCCACTCCGGAGGAGTTATTGTTGGCCACGCCACGGTGGCGACAGCCACATCAACACCAGCCTTGTCCGTTGCCGCGTCAACGGCGGCCTTGGCTGTCTTCGCGGCGGCGCGAACGGATGCGACCCACGCCCAAGCATCCTTCAGAGTTTGCAACTCCGCTGCCTCGGCCTGGGTCAATAAGCCGCCGGTAATTCGCACCTCATCCAACTCGCTTTTGCGAGCGAGCATGTTGTTCTGGGCACCGCGGGCCAGTGGGTACGTCGCGTTGATACGTCGTCCAGCATCGTCGTTGATCCGCATCTTTGCGGCGCTCTTGTACGCCGCCAAATTAAGTTCCCATCTCGATCCGTTCCAAAAATGGAAAGCAGAAGGGCGCTGCGAAACAAAAATGTCTGCGACATTGGCGCGATCGCCTTCATAGTAAAAACCAGAAGCAGACATATAGAAGCCAATCATGGAACCTCGGCAGACATCTCATACTTCCATGAGGCGGTATTGATATTGCTCATCGTCGCAGCCGCCTTGTCCACAGCCGGAATCCCGGTGGCAAACACTGCGCTTGCAGTGTTCCTCCCAGTTGGGCCAAAAGACACGCCGCCGACGGTCGCGTCTACAGCTGTCGCCAGTTCAACTCGGTCACCCACAACGTAACCTTTGTCTGCGGTTCGGCAAACAATGGTCATGCGCACACGAGCATCCAATCGGCCCAAATTGTGCGAAAAAGACTGCGCAGTACCAGACGCCGGAATGGTCGTGAGTGGACTTTTATATTTCCCTCGGATGGAATACGTTGTGACACCAGTTACGCTGCTGGCATCCGTTGTCGCTTCGCCGACGGCAATGCGCTGCTTGTCTGTCCAACTCGTCGGAGAGCCGTACTTCCACTTGAATGCGGACGTATCAAACCACTCGGCATCGGCAGAGAAAGCCGAGGCTGTTGGGGTAAACGCGGTTCCGGCTGGGTAGCGACAGCACGGAGAAAAACGAAAATCGTCCATCCATCCGTTGAAATCCTGCAACGCGCCGGCCGGCGAACGCCCAAGAGCAATCTTGGTGATGGCACAAATTTTTGCGCTACTGACAACGGTATGCTTTTGCACGCCGTCCCAATAAACACGATAGGTGCTTCCGTCAAACACAAGAGCGACGTGATACCAAACTCCGGCAGAAATAGCACCAACACTCGCGCCGCTGGTGGCAATATCATGCGCCGTCCCGTTGCTTGAAAGCCTGACATAACCAGTGTATGTGCCGGCGTTGTTCCACAAATCCAACAGCGCCCCATAACCACTGTTGTTTTCTGCTGCAATCAGAACTTGTTCTTGTCCTGCTGCGGGCAGTGAATTGAATCGCACAAATGCTTCCAGAGTCCATCTGTCTTCACCGAGAGTAGTGAAGTCAGAACTGCTGGCGTAGTCACCAGTTCCATCCAACAATAGCGACGACGATCCGAACTTAAGCTGCGCGGTGTCGATCTGCGCATTGCCAGCAACCGTCCAAGCATTTCCGTGCTCATCTGTGATAGTGGTGCTGGCGTCAGAGCCATCGAAATGCAGAAGTGCCTGCTTGGTTTTATTGAATGCCGGACCGTACTGAGGAGGAACGAGAGTGCTGTAGGCTGTAACAGCTCCTGTGGAAGTGTTGCGATCCAGGAGCAGGTAACTGACGTTGCTCGCCGCCAGACTCGCCCAATAGTTTGCCTGATCGGCAGAGAACCGCTTGCGGTAGTTGATCTGGCCGTATTCGTCTTCGCCGGCCGCAAACGTCGCAACGACTGGAGTCGCCGTCGCATCCATATCAACAGCCAGGCCAGTGCCGGCGTTCAGGAAATTCGCTTGTCCATTGGCGTCAACAGATCCGGCCAGAACGGTCTGGCGAACAGATTCGGGGTGACGCTCGACAGGATTAATAACGATGAAATCAGTTCCGTCGTACCGGAACGTGTGCAGACCAGCCAGGTCTCCAGCGGCCAGCGCGAATCCGCCAGGGCGCTTGATGGTCTTGGCGCCAATGGCGTTCGGATTGATGGTAGGCGTTGCAGAGGTGTTAGGATTGGCGATGTAACAGGTGATAGTGTCGCCGGAGGCAAGTGAGGTGATTCCGGCCGCCAATGACACGGTGTACGTGTCCGTTCCACCCGCGGACGCATACAGCCTCGTGCCGTTGATTGTATGCTTCCCGGCAAACGTCCATAGACCGTCAATCGACTCGGTAGCACCGCGCTGCGGTTGTGTTTCCAGCGTTCCCTTGGTAACGACAACCTCAACTTTATCGTTGCCGGCAAAAGCTCTTGGCGTAGTCCCTTCCTGGCCGCGGACGATGGTCAGGGTGTCAACGCTTCGAGCCGTGCAATGCACGATCTCGTAATTGCCGCTTGCGTCCCTGAGCCGGATCTTGAAGTATTCGCCGGCCGCAGGGTTGGGGAACTTTGTGCCATCGCCAGCCTGAACAGCGAGACTCACTGCCACATCGCTGATGCCGGAGGCAAGCGTGGATTTCGCCAGATTGGCGTAGAGAATCTTGTCGGCCATTTAGGTTCTCACTTGAACGATTGATAGAAGGCGGTGAGCGATGCCCGTCCGCCCTTCAGTTGTCTGGCAATGGCGATATTGACGCCCTTGCGGAACATGCCATGGTGAAGCACGGCGCCATTCTCGTTTTTCCACTCAGCGGTCAGATTCGACATGAGCTTCGCCTTGGCGCCGGATGCGATGTAGTCGAGCCATTCGTTGTAGAGGATGTCGTCGCCACCGGTCGCGGAACGCGACGGCTTGAGCGCCATCACGCCCTTTAGTACGTTCGCCTGGTTGGCCGTCTGCACCGGGTAAACCCTGATGCTGTTGGTGCCGGAGTTGAGGTAGCGGAACGGCAGCGTGTCAGTGGTCTTCTCGCGCCACCCGGAAATCTCCTGATCCAGATGCTCCTCGGAGTACGGGCCGGAGATGTCCCCCCACGACCCGTTCGAGAGAATCGCAGCCTGGATGATGGTCACGAGTTCCGTGTCGGCTGGAACGCCCAACAACACGGTTGGCGTGTTGGCGGTCAACGACAGCGGGCCGAATGAAGCGCGCCAGACGCGCGCCTTCTGGCAAAAATCGATAGCCGCGGATCGGATCGCGTTGATCGCTACCTGGTCAGGGCAATTTGGAACCTCCGGCAACACCTCCGGCAGGTAGTTGTCCCAAGCGATCGTCATTGCAGCACCATCGACGGTCCAGGCACCGGCTGTGCGTTCGGAGACGCCGCGCGGTCAGTCTGGTACTTTAGCCCGAGTGACTGGTAGAACGCCCGCTCGTAAGTCCGGGCGCGCTGCTCGGACACCATCGAAACCTCGATCTGGTACGCCTCGCGCAGCATCCAGTCCTTGAGCGCGCCGTAGTACACGTCATCGACGGCGATGTCGGTCGTACCGATGTTGGCCGTGGCCACGCGCGCCGGAGCCGCCGAGTAGACGATCTCGGCATAGACAGTCCCGGTAATCGGAGGAGTGACGTAGTACGCCTTCGGGTTGCGTTCGTCGTAGGTGTAGTTCTTCACGACGGAGGCGGCCGTGTCGCTGTGCCATGATCGGTTGTAGGTGTCGAGCTGATGGCGATCAGCCTTTAGAATGGAGTTGCCGGGCGTCAGGCCATCGGCACCCATGTTGCGGATCACCTCAATAAGGCGCAGGCCGTCAGACGGCAGCGACTGCTTGGTCCCGGCGGCGAGCGCCACCGAGGAGGTCTTGGCCGTCGAATCGGGGCGCACGAGCGCAAGCTGGAGAACGGCCGAGTTGTAGAACAGCGTCAGATCGTCGTCCGACCAGCGTTTCGTGGTCCCCTCGTCCATTAACGTGTTGCGCACGTCATCGACGAGAACCTGCACCTTGATCGCCATCTTGAGCTACCTCAGACCGACTTCCCGTTGGCGTCGCACGGGATCATGTCACCGCGCTTCACCAGGAGTTCTGTCGCCACGTACACGCGGCCATTGACCGGATGCTTGAGGTACTTGGCGCCGGCCTTGTCCTTCTTCTCGGCCTTTGGCGCGACTTTCTTCTCCGGCTCCTTGGCCGGCTCCAGCTCGTCGTTCTGGCCGCCGGACAGCTTCTTCACTTCCTCGATCAGCTCGGCGCGCTTCTTGGTCATGTCGAGTTCGACTCCATGCAGGAGAGCAGCTTCGCGCAGTTCGTCCTTGGTCATGTCGTCGATGGGCTTGGTCACTTCGGTTACTTCGACTCCGGTGTTGGCTTCGGTGCTGGCTTCGGTCACGATGACCTCCGGTTGGTGGTTGAAAATCAGGACGATCAGTCCTGTGTGAAGTTGAGCTTGAGCTTCATGTTTGAAGCCGCGGCGAACGTCGGCGTACCGCTGCGCAGAATGCCAGCCACCCACAAACTCCTGGTTTCGGCGGCGAGCTTCATTTGCACGTTGAGGTCGTGCCTGAAGTACAACCGGCTGTTCACGAGGTCTTCGACATCGGTCTCCGCAATCTTCACGACGCCGACAATCTCAGCCGCATTGGCGTCGGTAATGCTGACGCCGGCGTTGAGGGTGCCAAGCGCGACGTTGCTGCGCAGGAAAACGAGGTCGAAGGCGAACGCCGTCTCGTAGTCCTCGTCCAAAGCAAGAACACCGTTCAGCATGACGTTTCCGCCAGCCACGCGGCCAACATCGGTGATCTCGATCGGCACAAACAGCACATCGTTCGCGGCGTAGAGGGCCGTATCCAGGACAGGCGTTACTTCCTTGACTACTCTGAGACCAGACATAGGTTCTCCCAAAAAGAAAGGGCCGCCCGAAGGCGGCCCTGTTTACATCACGGCATCAGCTCAGGCGGCGCGAGTCTTCGGCACCACGTAGGCGCGGACTAGGATCTTGCCGGTCGTGATGCCGCTGGCGCCGAGCGCTTTGAGGTCGATGGTGTCGGCAGCCGAGTAATACTTGCCGCCATTGGTGTAGCCGTTCATGGTCGGCGGGGCCGCCTCGGTCAACACAATCTTGCCGAGGGTGACGCCAGTAGCCGCGTCGTTGAACGCTTCGACGAAGCCGTTGGTGTCGGAACCATCGCCAACCTCGGCTGTGCCGGCATTGGCATCCGCGGTCAGGACGTTCACGTCACACTTCATCACGGTCTCGCCGGCCGCGATGTCGATCAGTTCGACGACATCGTTCTGCGCGAGTGTGCGCTTGGTAGCATCGAAAACCTTCTCCCGGACTTCAACGAGAGCACCGTTGAAGCTCGGGTGGCTTTCATTGGACAACGTAAGGTCGTAAGTAGCCATTTCTTAAATCTCCGAAAAAAGAAACGGCCCCGTTTAAGGGGCCGTCTCAGGTTGTTGTAAAACGCCAGGCTTACTTGTAGGCCGGGGCGTTGACCATGGCGTCGGCCTTGGTCGTCTTGAAGCCGTACACGTTGAGACCGCGGATCGCGTCGCCGAACGTGTTCTGGAGACGCAGGGTCTCCGTCTTCACGTACTGCGAGGCAAAGGCGATCGCGTGCTTGGTTCCGGCGATGCACTGACGCGGCGCGCCCACCGTGTCCGAACCGGTCAGGTTGTTCGACACGTACAGCGTGAAGCGGTCGATCATCCCCAGTCGGCCGTTGCGCATGATCGAGGTGCCGTCCCCGGTGATCGAGGCGTCCTTGAGGTCGGACTTCTTAATCATGCCGGCGATCCACGGCGGGATCACAAGCCAGCGACCTTCGGTCGGGACGTTCAGCTCGTCCAGCTCGGTGCCCATATCGACGATCCAGTCGAGCACGTTGGTCTTCGTGACCTGCTGGGACGCCATCGCGGTCGTGGCGTCGGCATACACGCTGCCGAGAACCTGCGCGTCGATGGTGATCTTCATCTGCTCCGAGGCATCGGTCGTGCACTCGTTGATGACACGGATGTCGGCCTGCGCCTTGTCCACGTCATCGACCTTGAAGGCGTAATACTTCGCCTTGTCGATCAGCAGCTCGATCTTGTCGTCCTGGAGATCCTGGTACGAGATGTTGCCGTTGACAACGTAGTCGCCAACCGTGATGGTCGGGCGGACACGGATGTACACCTTGGAACCGCCACCCTTGATCTCGCCTTCCCAATCGGTATTGGCGATCTCACCGAGGACGGTGGTCTTGTAGAACTTCGCCTGGAGTTTCTTGCTCCAGATTTCCGGCACGAAGTTGCCGTTCGGGAGATTCGCTCCCGTGCGAGTGACCTGAGTAGGCATTGTAAAAAGCTCCGGCTATGGGAATGTTCCGTCGTCGCGACGGTAGTTCCGCTGTTATTGTGTTATCCGCCCTTCCGAAATCGCCTCGTCGATCTCCGCTTCACGCTCCGCGAACTCCTTCGGAGGCATATCGGCGATCTGTTTACGAGTAAACGTCGGCTTGGCGGGTTTCTTGGTTGGGTCGGTGCGCACCTGGCGCACATTCGGCGTTGCCGCGGCGCGAGCCCGAGTAATCCGATCGTTGCCTTTCGGATTCTGGTCTTCATCGCCCTGCTGGACGCCAACCGCCCGCTTGTACTCCGTGAAGACGTGGTTCACGTCCATCGCGGTGCCGTGATCCATGATCTCGGCGAAAGCCGGCGGCTGGCGATCCAGCCAACCCTGGAAGTCGTCAGACTTGAACAGCTCGAAGGCGTCGGGGTGAACGGCGAGAATGGCGTCGAAATGTGCCTTTTGCGCGGCCTCGGCTTTTCCTTCGCCGATGGTGGAGGCGGTCTCTTCGACCTTGCCCTCAACCGCCACAACCTTTTCACTCACGGACTTCAACTGCTTGTTCAGCGCGTTGATGACCTTGATGAACGGCTTGGCGATCTGCGGGTACTCCTCCGCGATCCCCTGAAGCTCCGCGTCGGACACATCGTCCGCTGCCGTATCCGGATTGGCCGGGGGCTGCTGCTTCAGTGCCTCAAGCTGCTGCTTGAGGCCAGACACTTCCGAGCGCACTGCGCTCAATTCACCTTCCTGCGACGCGACTTTCTTGCGCAGGTCTGAGGCTTCCTGTGTGGCACGGTGCATCCTTGCCTGAGCGTTGCGAATGCGCTCGCGCGCGTTGTCGAGCGTCAAACCGACTTCGCCGGTATCCTCGGGGGGCGGCTCTTTCGGTTTGTCGCCAGGCTCTCCATCACCCTCCGCCTTCGCGGGTTCCTCGCCTTTCTTGGGCTTGGGCTCCGTTTCGTCGTTGGGTTCGGTTACCTGTCCAGGTTCGTCCGTGTCCGGGTTCACCGGGGGAGTCGCCATCGTCTGCAACAGCTCGTCTGCTTCACTCTCCAACTGCTCGGGGTTAATGCGTGGCATGCCACACCTCTTGTTTTGCGGGTCCAGAAACGCAGAAGGCCACCTTTCGGTGGCCCTCATTGCTTCACGGAGTATCCGCTGTTGTATTCGGCAGGGACGGTTACCCGTGTGTCCTGCCACCTAAAACTTTCTCGGCGCGATTAGGCAGATCAATCAACCGGGCCAGCTCATCGCTGCGCCCCTGCGCTCTGCCGAGCGCGTTCAAATCGTTCTGTACATCCTCCATCGAGTCGCGAACGGACTCACGCCGCCGCGCCAGGTACGCCACCAGCACCGCCCATTGCGGGGTCATTGCCAGAGACAGGACCGCCGCCGCCTCCTCCTGGGACAGGTGGCTGGAGATTGTCGGGGAGTTCGTCTTCATCCGGATATACCTCGTCGGGTTCGATGTCCATTGACCGGGCCACGGACCGCATCAGCGACGCACGGCGCTTCGGTCCCATGAGACTCATGTCAACCGGGTTCGCCGTCATGCCGGCGAATTGCACCAATCGTTGAGACTGGATTTCCTTCGCGAGCAGCGCGGTCGATCCGCGCGCCTCGATCTTCATGTCGCCCTTGATTTCCTCGTTATCCGTCCACTGCATGTTCCAGTGATAGAGCGACTGGATTAACGGCTTCACCAGATAATCGTCGATGTTCTTGATGACGCTCTTGAGCTGCACGTTCGCCGCGCCCATGAGCATCGACACACCGGTCGCAGTCTTGTTGAGGCCAGGCATCTGCTCGCCGTGCGTGTAGCTCGGCATCGATGTTTCTTCATCAACGAACCGCCGCGCATTGTCCAGCAGGTTGCCCAACTCGGGCAGATGGCTGTCAATCTGGTGCACGCGCAGCAGCGGCGCGTTTGCGTCACCACCTTCGCGCAACCACTCGCGCCATGGGTGGATGTCTCGCGGGTCTTCACCGTCAACCAACAGATTCATGTTGATCTCGATCTGCGGTCCGCTCGAAATCGCCATGTTGTCGATGGTCGCGCGCCACGCGGCGTTGACAATCTCCTGGCTGTCGCGCATCTGGCGCGGTACACCAATGCCCCAGAACTGATGTGGCACCCGCTCGTAAGGGAAGATGTGGTACGGAATGCGCGCCGGCTTGCTCGGGTTGAGGCGACACATCAGCGTGCGCGGCCCGCAAATCCACACGTTCGCGTTGAATTCAATCGTGCGCTGATCTTCAGCGATCTTGAAACCGGCCGATTCCAGGTCGGCGCCAGTCACCTGCCCCCAATACTCCAGCACGTCGTAGCGCGGCGTGATCGATTCAACCACGCTGCTCTGCCCGGCGATCGTGCGCCGGTCGGTCTCGTGCGTCAGGTCGGTATGGTTGCCTTTCTCGTAGAATTCGATGACTTCCTGAATGGCCGCCTTGTCGAACCCTTCCAGACTCTCAAGGTCTCGAATCATCGAGCGCGTCATCACGTGCCGCTCGAAGATGCCAACCGCATCATTCATTCCAATCGCGTGCGGGTCGGGGTACAAATCGAACACCGACGGCGCTGTCACGTCGGGCAACACTTTCTCAACAGTCGTCGTATCCCAGCCTTCCTCGTTCTCGGCCCACTGCTCGGTATGCTCGACACGCAGGGCCACGCCTTTCATGGCGCCGGAACCCAGCAGACAACATTCCATGATCGACTGCTTGGCCTTGATGTTGTAATCGGCCTCGACAAGCTGGTCTTCCATCTGGCGCTCCATGTTCACGGAGCGCTTCTTGGCGAGGTCGTTGGCAATCGTCTGCATCTCCTGGGGGGAGAGGATCACATTGCCGTCTTCGCCGACCTGCACGCCCATGGCGGCGGCCTGCTCGGGCGGCATCATCCGGATGGACTGCGTCACCATATCGACCAGCTTCTTCTTGGCGAACGGCGTCAATTCCGGGATCGGAGTGGGTCCGATCGACCAGTGCTTGTCGCCAGACTGAAACAGGAGATCGATAATGCGCGCAAACGCAGAAAGCGTTTTGGTGCGTGTGAGCCGCACGAACACCTTCGAGCGATTCTTGTTGGCGTCCAGGATCGTCTGCGTTTCGGAGTCGTACAAACCGTTGTAGGCACGCAGGTCTTCGACCCATCGGATTTCGATGTCGCGCCGCGCATCCGCCCACTCGGTCCACGTACCGTACAACTGCTGGCCAAGGTTGTCCGAACAGGTCTTCTTCCTGGCTTCGCTGTCGGCGTCTTCCGCCTCCTGTCCGGCGCTCGGATCAAGCGCCACCTGAACCATGCCGACCATCAGTAGCCGATCCTTTTTTGCGCCGGTCGATATGGCTCGACGCGGGCAATGTTGCCGCTATTGCGCGGTGAGGACAGCACCATCTCGCCGGCAATGGCGCGCGCCATCACGCGGTCGTCGAAGCATCCAGGCTTCGCGCCCATCGATCCGTTTTCATCCAACACAAACGTCGCCATTTCTTTGATCGTCTCCGCACAACGGATATTGTGGTTTTCATCGCGCAGCTCGGCGGCGAGCTGGTCGATGATCTTGTTCTTGCTCTTGGCCGTGGTGAGCCACCCGACCTTCTTGGTCAGCTTGCCGTCGGCCATGTGCTCCAGGTCTTCCTGGACATACAGGTTCTGGTAGCCGTCATCCTGTAGCGACTTCAGCGTCGTGAGGCCGTGGTTGTTACGCTCCACGCCAACCAGTGCGTTCTTGTACGCACGCCCGAGCCACTTAAGCACCAGGCCGTACTGATCCGGGTCGATGTGCCCGCGCCATTGCGCCACCTGCCGGCCGTCACTCGCGGCCAGCACATCAGCACACGAGTAGTCGCCATGCTCCAGCCCTTCGGCCACGTCCGCGCCGATCACGTAACGCTCGCCGGGGTTCGGCTCCTCCCACACGGAAAGCCGGCCCTGGTCGGCCTTCTCGAACCGTCCCGTGGACAGTGCGATCTCGGCGCGGTACTTCGGCGCCCAGCATTCCAGCAATGCCTCTTGCAGCAGGCTCGCCTGGAACACGAGGCGGCCGGAGAACAGAAAGGCCTCCTCCGGGCTGCACGGATACTCCTGCTTGAACAAGTCCTCGGGGCTGCCGCCGTCCGACGGCTTGAGTTCGCCGATCTTGGCGCGCCGCCAGGCAAGCTGCCTGTCGTCCAGCTTGTAAAGCCGCGCGAGTTTCTGTTCAGCATCAGTGCGCTTGAAGCCAGGCGCCGGCTCCTTGCGGTACTCGTCCTGCCAGAACCACGGAATGAAGATCGGCAGGTACTCGTTCTTGCCGTCCACGGCCTCGTTCCAGAGGTCGTAGAACATGCCGCCAACTCCATTGGCCGTTGACTCCAGGATGATCTCGGTTCCAGGAAGATCAGGCACAGCCTGGATCACGCCGGCCTTATGGGCATCGGCGTTCGGCCAGTGCGCCACTTCCGATCCATGAAATAGCTGAATCGTGCTCGACCGTCCGACCGCCTTGTTGCCGGCCGTGCCGACCTTGTAGCCGCTGTCCTGGTCGGTGAAGTGCAGCTCCTTGGCGTTGCTCTTGTCGGGCTCAACCAGGAACGGCGCTTCGGTACAGAAGCGCTCGGCAATCTCGAACAGGTTGTTCGTCGCCTCCTGCTCGTGCGTCAGGATGAACGCCCGAAGGCCGCGGCTCGGCAAAATGCGCCAGAAGTACCTGCCCTGGACGTAGGTCGAGAACCCCTGCTGGCGACCCTTGAGCCCAATCGCCCGCACGCGGCCGGTCTTCTTGCGCTGCTCCTCGATCTTCCGGTGCAGGTACTGCTGTGCCCGATTGAGCACGAACGGCATGATGGCTCCGTCCTTGGCCCTGATCCGCAGCACGCGCGGCGCGAAGAAATCGAAGTCGGTCAGGAGCCTGACGCCGACGCTTCCTGTTCTTCCACCCATGCCCTGAACGATTGCTTTTTCTCATTTTCGGTCGAGTGCATCGACACGAGCTTCGGATGCACATACGGCGCCGCCGCCTTGGCGGCATCGAGGCGCTTGGCGTGCCAACCGGAAATCGCCTGAACCACTTCCAAGTCCAGCTTGTTCTTCTCGACCGCATCCGCCAACTCCGGAGGAAGCGGCGACTGGTATACGCTCGTCAGGTACTCCAGCGGCGTCATCCCGGTCTTCTTGATGGCCTCGATCTCGGCCTGCTTGTTCTTGTTCGGTACGCCCCTCTTCCGGCCACCGCGCCGCTCACCGGGTTTAGCGCCGCGCGGCATGGTTACTACCTCTTGCTACTTTTTTAATCACTTGTATCCTCCCTGGCCCTTCTGGGCGAATAGGGGTTGTGGTTACAGGAACTTGAGTGGTATTCGCACTCCGATCCCGATGACATCCATCGATCCCTTGTCCTGTTCCTCGAACAGGCAGGAGCGATGGGTATAGTGCGAGATCACTTCGATCTCGCGGTAACGGTACAGAACCTGCTCCAGCGTCACGCGGCCAATGAGCCCGTTGCTGTTGTTGCAGAAGGCGTTGTCGCCGTTGAAGTCCCGGTCAATCGAGACTTCCAGAACGGGCGGACCTGGCAGGTAGCGTTCGGTGTCGATGGCATCCAGGCCAGTCGAGAGCACGGCCGTAACGGCGATGGCCGTCAGTACGTCTGCTCCCATGCTGTCCTCCGTGCATTAAAAATGCCCGCTCGGTGGCGGGCTTAGGTTGAGTTGTTGAAAAGCCAGAGCGGCGAGTCGTCAATCCAGACGCTCGGGTAATACCAGGCCTCCTGGACCGCCTGCATCTTGGCCTTTCTCCCGGTGAAGATGATCTTCTCCACCAGGCCGTGCATGTGTGCCCTAACCTCGGCTCCCTCGTGCTCGAATCGCATCGTGGCGCAGATCGCCGTATGACCGCGAGACCTGGCGCGAACCAGGAACTCGGCCCACAGCTCGGGATCGGCGGTAAACGTCTCGTCGAAGTCGATAGCGATCAACATCAGTGATTGTTGACCTTGGTCGCGCAAGGCTTGCCGTTCAGCTTATCGAGAGGCCATACCTGAATTCGTTTGTCGTTCGGTGCTTTCCGGCACATCGCTCGAAGCCACCGATCCTCGTCGGCACCCAGATCAAGCTGGCCGTAGGCAGCGATATTGACCTCGTTTCTGTCCTGCAAATACACGACGGTAGGCTCTCCGCAGGTACACATGAGAATCATCAATGCTTCAAGCATGGCCACCTCCGGAAACAAAACGGCCGGTGGGATCGCCACCGGCCGTCACTTCGGTACTGCTTCTCTACAGGGTATTCAGTTTTAGCATTTCGTTAAGTATCGAATTCATTCGAGCAGTCATCACCGTTTGGGTCGCGCCAAAGTCATCGACTTTCAAATCGCCATTGGCTTCTGTGACCTTCTTGCGGAGAAGGTACACGCGAATGTCTTCATCGGTAATCTTGGATGCCTTGCCGGAGCGCACACCTTCTTCGTAGGCGACCCTCGGGTCTGCGCTGACACGAGCACCAAACCGGCGAAGGTAGAAATAGCTTCCGCGCAAAAGACCAGCAATCGCGTTCAAAGGCACCAGCATGCAGACTAACTGATCGACATGCTCGGATCTCCAGGCAACACCGTAATACGGCGGGACAAAACCGTCCATCCGGTTCACCCTGACAACCAGCACGCTTCTGATCTTCGCGAGCAGCTTCTTCACGCGTTCAGCTCCAGCTCAATGCTCTGCTTCGCAGTTCGACGCTCACGGCGTCGAATCTGGCGCTTGATCCCTGCTCTGACTCCAGGCTTTTTCAGGTAACAGAGCCAGTGTCTCCAGTTCTGGTTGACACAATCATGCTCAGTAGCTTTCTTCAGAGGTCCGCGACCGGCCATCACTGCATTAGTTCTGGCGAACGCAGAAACAGCGCAGCGCCACTGTTGCGCTTGCACCGCACCTCGCCCAGCTTGTCCTCGACGTTGCGCACGATCTCGTCCAGATACTCGCGCGTCAGTTCCTTGAAATCGACCTTGGTGTCGATCCAGATGTTGTCGTGGGTCACGAGGTAGAAGCGTGCCTCGCCTTCATGGCCTTCGCGCACATCGAAGAACACATCGATGTCGCCGATACGGCGCATGTTTTTAGCCGTCTCGGGCGGAGGCAGCTTGTCGGGCGCCGCGAAGCGCTTCAGCGCGTCAACCACAACGCGCACGGCGTCGTTCACACCAACAACCATGCAGATGTTCATGTCGCCTCCAGCTCCACCTTGAAGCCCTGACGGTACTCGCGCTTCATGTCGCGGTAAACGGCCTTGGTGCATTCGGTGCACAACACGGCGGTACGACGCGACTTCTTGTGAATATGAACCTCGTAGCTCACGTCCGGCGCTCCGACCGTGATCGCGCGAGCGATACGGCGCAGCCTCTTTGCTTGCTTTCCGTTCATGGTGCCTCGCACACTCTTGTTGTGGTCGCACGAAACCGCATTTTGGAAAAATTATAGTAAAACAACGCGAGAATTGCAACTATAGTGTTTCTCGTGAAACTACCAACTTGCACACAAGTACATAACAGTTTATACTGTTGTTGCATTTACTGGATGATCGGTTAATCCATTCATCAACCAGGAGGCAACCATGACATGCGAACACGGCTACATCGGCCCATGCGCCATCTGTGATGGCGGCAGCCAAGTTCAGGAGGAAGACCCAGTCTGCCCTAACTGCGGCAATAGCTGCGACGAACTGATCGACCAAGGGTACGGCGGCGCGTATTGCGACAACTGCAACGACACAATTCCGCTGACAGCCGCGCAACGCAAGGCCAAAGCCGACGCTGATCTATGGGACGCATTCGAGAGCGGCCGGCCAATGCCGGACGACTACTAGAGGAGGCAGCCATGCAGATCGGTGACCGCGTAGTAACCCCTGACGGCGATACCGGTGAGATCGTCAAAGTTGACGAGATGACCGGGTGGTATCACGTCCACCTCGACAAGCACGACAGCGCCGCGTATCGCGACCATCACGACGGTCCGTACACCAAGCGCGAACTGAAGCGGGAGCGCGCATGATCGAAACCATCCTGCTAATCCTGTCGCTGCTCGGGCAGCCGGCCGATGCACCAAGGTTAGAGCCGGCTCCGCAGTCAAACCCGCTGTATCAGTGGAGGGCTTAATCATGTTCGGGACCGATCTCGCTCTCCCGAAGGGTCTCACGGACTTCTGCGAAGCCAGGCACCAGGCGGTCGCGCAGATGCAGCACGTTCTCGAATCGATAAAAACGGTCCAGGATACCCTGGAACAGGTCGGAAACTACCTGACGCCGAGCGATCTCGTGATCCGCGCCAGGATTGAGGACTTGACCAAGCAGCTCGACAGGAGCATGTGGCGCGCCGCCTTCGACCACACCGGCCTGATGCAGCTCATGGACCGCGAGGAGAAGCGCAAGTTCATGGATAGCTGCGACCACAACCCGCCGCCATTCACAATGGAGAATGTACGCACGACGTTCCTGTCCGTGGCGCAGCAGGCCGACACCATGTTCAAGCGCGGCCTGGTCAATGTGTTCCTCGGGCTCTCGAAGGATCACAAGAGCAACACCAACGAACCGTTCAAGGTGAACGAGCGGGCTGTGCTTTGCGGCATGTGCCAGCGTAACTGGCGATCCAAGACCGCGATGGTCAACTACCACTCCTGGGCCTCGGAGAAGCTGAACGACATCGACCGGGTTTTCAAAACACTGGACAACCAGAAGCACAACCCGAGATCGCTGGAAAACGCAGTCAATGCCGCCTTCAACGACCCGGCGAACAAGAACCGCTACGCGGACAGCTACTACGACATCCGTGGATTTATGAACGGCAATATGCACATCCGGTTCAAGCGCGCCGACTTGCTGGAGAAGGCCAACAAGCTCATCAGTGAGTTCTACAACGGCTCGGCCCTGGCCGGGCATCGATAACCAAACGGAGACAGCCAAACCATGAACCAGACCGTACAGCCGAAACAGTTACGTTCAATCCTTTCGCGCACCATCGAGGCGCACCTACCTGTGCTCATCACCGGGGCGCCTGGCGTAGGCAAGTCCGATCTCGTCGCCCAGGCGGCGCGCGAGGCCGGGGCCGAAGTGATCCTGTCGCACCCGGCCGTGTCCGACCCAACCGACGCCAAGGGACTGCCGTGGCCGAACAAGGACGGGGAGTCCGCCACCTTCCTGCCATTCGGTGAGCTGGCGCGCGCGCTCGACGCCAAGCAGGCGACTGTGTGGTTCCTCGACGATCTCGGCCAGGCCACGCCGGCTGTGCAGGCGAGCTTCATGCAGCTCCTGCTCGCACGCCGCGTGAACGGCCACGCACTCCCGGACTGCGTGACGTTCGTCGCCGCCACCAATCGGCGCACAGACCGGGCCGGGGTATCCGGCATCCTGGAGCCGGTCAAGTCGCGCTTCGCGACGATCGTCAACCTGGAACCGAACCTGGACGACTGGTGCGAGTGGGCTTACCAGAACAGCGTCTCACCGGAGGTCATCGCGTTCCTGCGGTTCCGTACCGAGCTGCTGAGCAAGTTCGAGCCGTCGGCGGATATGCAAAACAGCCCCTGCCCTCGTACCTGGGCCAACGTCGCGAAGCTGGTAAAACTCAAGCTGTCACCGGAGACAGAGCTGGCGGCGTATGCCGGCGCGGTGGGCGAAGGCGCGGCCTCGGAGTTCGTGGCGTTCCTGCGCATCTACCGCAACCTGCCGAACCCGGACGCGGTGCTGATGAACCCGGACCAGTCGCCGATTCCGAAGGAGCTGAACGCGCTCTACGCGCTGGTCGTGGCGCTGGCCTCGCGGGCAACGGAGGAGAACTTCTGGGCCATTGCCCGCTACGGCACGCGGCTCATGGAAAACGAGCAAGGCGAGTTCGGGTCGCTGCTGATCCTGGATAGCTGCAAGAAGGATCAACGGCTCGTCAGTACACCGGAGTTCACCAAGCTCGCCACTACCGAACTCGGCCAGCTCATGCTGGGCTCGTAACCAGGAGACGAACATGGAAACCAACGAACTTTCATCCCGCGCGCTGCTCACACAGCTCCATATCCATATCTGGACCGCGCGCCGCTACGACCGCAAGATTTCAGCCGAGGTCGCGACCCAGCACAACACCAAGGAAGAAGCCGGTCGCTACAACAAGCGCCTACTGCCGTTCGAGGCCGAGTCCTACGACACCGTGAAACTCATCGGTGGCCAGGCTCGTACCTTTCACTACGAGCAGACGCTGCCGTGGGGAGAGGACGGCATTCGCATCTTGCCGTCCACGAACTATTTCGAGTACACGACGGCGATGGCCGAGTTCCGTGACAAGTTCGAGGCGGCGGCCAAGGAGTTCTGCAAGCAGTACCCGGACCTGCGCAAGGCCGCCAAAAAAGCGCTCAACGGCATGTACCGAGACGATGACTATCCGGAGGATCGGGCCATCTCCTACAAGTTCGGATTCGAGACCGGATTCCTGCCGTTCCCGGATGCGGGCGACTTCCGCGTCAAACTCGGCAACGATCAGGTCAGCCTGGTGCGCGAACGAATAACGCGCCAAGTCGAAGACGCGACACGGATCGCCATGCGCGACCTGTGGCAACGGCTGTACAGCGCGGTCGAAACGATGTCGGACAAGCTGCACGACCCGAAGGCGATCTTCCGCGATACCCTGGTCGGCAATCTGCGTGAGCTGTGCCAGCTACTGCCACGACTCAACTTCACGCACGACCAGGAGCTGGAGGCAATGCGCGCCAGGATCGAACAGGAGCTGGCGCGTTACACACCGGACGCGCTACGCACCGACGACATGCTGCGCGCTTCAGTGGCACAACAAGCGGCCAACATCCGTAAGGCGATGGCGGCGTACATGGGGGCGTAACATGATCTCGATCAGAACCAAAGTGAAGCTGTTCATTGCCAGGAGATTTCTGTGGCTGAGCATTAGCAGATTTAATTGCTTGATGCGTCCTTACGCAGAAAGGTTGCCAGATGTCCTGTCTCCATGCCAGGCGGCTGCGTTCCGCGCCTGCCTTAGGTGCCTGCCGTATATAACATACGGACCGGATCAGGAGTTGATTCGTAATGCGCCTCTCACTGATTACATCAGTGACTACATCGTGGGGCGGAAATGGTTTGATTCGCTTTGCGAAAAGGCATGGATCAGACCAACTGAAGTCAGTCCGGTGACTGGAGGCAACAATGGATGAACAGACCAAAAAAGCAAGCCAGGCCATCGTCCGTGCCCGCACGCAGCTCGTGATGGCAGAGCCGTTCTTTGGCTCTCTCGCCCTGCGTCTGAAGCCGGTGGCTGCGGACATCACCGACACGATGGCCACCGACGGCACGCACCTGTTCTATAACCCAAAGTGGGTGCTGTCGATCACGGCACACCAACTGCGCGGCGTGATCTGCCACGAAGTCCTGCATTGCACGAACGGCCATCCGTGGCGGCGCAAGGCACGCGACGACAGGAAGTGGAACTACGCCTGCGACTATGCGATCAATCCGTTGGTGAAGGAAGCCGGCCACGAGCTGCCGCCGGATGGTCTGATCGACAAACAGTTCAAGGGGTTGTCGGCGGAAGCTATCTACAACAAGCTGCCGCCGGATGCGCCGAACGGCGGCGGTAACGGACAAGGGAATGGCCAAGGCAAGAATCAACCCATGCCGGCCGGTGGCGTAATGGATGCGCCGAACCAGCAGGAGCACGCCCAACAACAAGCCGAATGGCAGGTCGCCATGCGCCAGGCAGCGCAGATGGCGAAGGCCCGCGGTCGGTTACCAGCGTCCCTCGGTCGCCTGGTCGATGAGCTGGTCCGCCCGAAGGTGGACTGGAAGTCAGAGCTGCGCCGGTTCGTCCAGCAGGCGGCGCGCAACGACTATGCCTGGCGCCGGCCGAACGGCCGCTACCTGCACGCCGGCCTGTATCTCCCAAGCCTGTACAGCGAGGAGATGCCGCCGCTCGTCATCGCCGTGGACACTTCCGGATCAATCGGCGAGAAGGAACTGCGCCAGTTCGCCTCCGAGATCTCGGCCATCTCCGACGAGTGCCGGCCGAGCCGTATCTATGTGCAGTACATCGATGCAATGGTACATAAGGTCGATGAGTTCGAGCCCGGCGACGTGGTACGAATCAAGCCGATAGGCGGAGGCGGCACCAGCTTCATACCGGCGTTCGAGTGGGTCGAGAAACATCAGGTCGAGCCGGCCTGCCTGATCTACCTCACGGATATGTACGGAGACTTCCCGAAGCAGCCACCGGAATACCCGGTGATGTGGGTGGCGACCTCGGATCGTGACGCTCCGTTCGGTGAGACGCTGCGGCTGGAGATCGAGCAATGAGCAAGCAGACCGTAACAAAGATCAAGCGGCTCATCGGAAAGCTGCACACGCTCGATGAAACAGGTGAGATCGTGTCTGCAATCAGTAATCGGCAACTGGCGTTACGCGCCAAGGAAAGGATGAAGCTCGAACAGGCAGGGTTCGAGCGCGTGCTGGACGCCAAGCCTGGCGATGTTTTCTTCATCATCGAAGATTTTCGCGAAGGCCCATTCCACATGCGCACAGGAGACTCGCTTGTAGTGCGATCTTTCATGCCAAGAAAAAGAGTGCTCATTGTTGAGACGCAAAGGTTGAGGACGCTATATTTCGACATGGCGCATGTCGAGCGTATGAAGCTCACCAGAAACCCTCCACAAAGGGTCGCGGAAATCGCACTTAGAAGAAAGGTGGAACTGGCCAATGACAAAGACATTCCTGTACACGACTCTATCGACGCTTTTAAAGCTGCACGTCCCAGGTGGCCATGATGCCGAACTCGACGACAAGCCCGGGGTTGGGCCAAAGGGAGGCAAGATCGTTATCTGCAACAAGGATGCGTGGAACCCAAAAAATCCTTATATCACGAAAATCGTGCGCGCACCGAACAGTGGGATACGTCACGGGTATCGAGGCTTCTGGGAAACCAACAAAAGAATGTTCAGGCACCACTCAATACTTCTGCCGAACGATCCGGTCGTGAAGATGGTCTGCGAGTATATATCGCTTAGTGGATTATTCTACGGCGGTAGAATATCAGACGGCGCGCTGGAACAAGCAAGGGCTGGGGACTATGGGCCGATGCTTGCGGAGATCAAGGTGCTGGCGCTGAAGAAGGTAATTACGGGATCATGAACATGACCGACTACCATGCCCTATTGAAGAAAATGAAGGCCGCAGATGCGCTGTACATCTGCGCCGAAGTTCCTGACCTTTCGTGGACAGGGCTCGATATTGGCGATCCGCTGTATCTTATCAGCTACACCAAGGATAAAGTCAAATTCAGAACGAAACACGGGAAGCGCATAATAATGAACGTGAGCAGCATGCTCTCCTGGGGGCTCACAACCGAGATCACAGATGAGCGCATCCTGGCCTACAAGCTCAGGAAGAAGGTGATGGGTGCGATCAACCCTGATTTCGACCCTGACGCGCTCCCTGGTTAAACCACGAACCCGCGCTCGCGCAGCAGCTCGTCGAGCCCTTTGGTGGCGCTGTCCACCCAATACCGGGTTGTGGTTCGGCTCAAGCCATACAGATCAACCCACACCAATCGCTTGTCGCGAAACGTGTCAGGCGCCATGCCGATGAAGCGCGCGATCCGCGTCATGGTGTTGTGGCGGTTGAACAGGTACATCTCGCGCTGCGATCGGAGCGTGGCAATCGCCAGGCGGCGAAGAATCTCCTTGTTCGGGCGGCGCACATTCAGCTCATCGGCGCGGGTCGCCATCCGCGCAGCAAGGTCTTCGGTCAGGATGCGTTCGCGGTGGTCGTCATCCCGCCCGTAAACATAGCCAAACGCCTCGGCTTGAATCCTGGGCGAGTAGCCGGACACGATCATTACGATCGTGTGCGCCAAATCGCGCGCCTCGTCGGCGGTCAGCTCGCCAAACCCGAACTTCATCAGGCGACCAAGCTGGCTCCTGGCGCCCTGCTTGTCCAGTACCTCTTCCGCCCAGGCAACCGCGGCGGCGGTGTTCTTGAACGTCAGCTTCTGGTCTTCCATTGATTCCTCCGTTTCTTGTTGTAGTTATGAGAGGATCGGCGGCGATTAACGCAGCCGGAGATCAACCTTGTCGTAGAGATCGTCGATCGTGCCGATGTTATCGATCACCATATCACCAGGCAGCACGGCGATGCCGTTCTCCGAGGTGTGGGCCGAGACCGGTTCGATGCCGGGTCGGCGGACATGCCAGATCACGCCGCCCTCACTCCTCACCCAGGCGGCCTCGTTCTCGTAGCGAACATCAGTCACAACCGCTCCACAGAGCGGATGAAAGGTCTGCTCCAGAACATCCTCGCGCCAGGCATCGAGGCGCATCTTGGCAACCCTGATCCAGATGTCGTCGCCGAGATGCTGGCGGCCGAACTCCGTACCCAATAGCTGGGCGATCTGGCGCGGCGACTTTCCAATCTCCGGGATCACCATCTCCTTGAGAGAGCGATCCTCGAAGCGATCTGGCGTCAGGCCAAACATCGCACACGCCGCGTCCTTGATCGGCTTTGCGAACGCGATACGCTCCAAGCAATACTGATCGGCCAGATAATCAGCAATGGTGTCCTTGCCGGTTCCGGCCTTGCCATGTAGACCAATGAGAATCACGATGCCCTCCTCTATTTTCTAGTTATTTTTGTTCCAAGATAAGTAACCTCTCCGTTAATCAATCCGGCCAAGGCGACTTCTCTGAAAACATTGCCGATCTGTTTCATCAGATCGTGGAACTCATTTTGAGATAGCTCAATGTCGTGCACCTGTCCATCTTCCTGATCCATCACCAAACGGATTGCCTCGATAAGTCGAAGAAGGTTGTCGCTCTTAACAAGAACGTGAATATTCATAGTGAAGTAATCTGTATGAAAAAGAATGTCGGTTCCCCTGAATTTAGGCCAAGACATAATCATGCCTGTGACGCGCTTGATGTGTTCGCGCGAGGCGTGTGTCTCTTCAATACAAAACCTAATCGCAAAATTCATGCAGGCCGTTGATGAGATCCATGTTCATAGAATGAACCACGCCACGAACCGCCAGAACTTCGCTCGCAAAGAGTGCGCATACCATAAATCCGTCAGCTCCTTGTGCCGGTGCAGGAACAGGCGCTTGGCGACAAACGCTGGCACGGGAACGATCCGGGCACCGGTCTTCTCGTAAACCTGTGTCCACGGCGGAACATTCTTGAACAGGGCCGCCGCCTCGTCGGCCACGATCCGGCCGTCGATTTCCTTAACCGCATCCGGGAATGGGTAAAGCAGGCAAAACCTCTCGGCAATCACCCGCTCCAAGGCACGCTCGATCACTTTGTATTCGGCGATGTTCTTCTTAACGGGTCTCACCAGATCGGCCAGATATGCCTCGGCGTCGTCGTGATGCAGAGCCTCGTAGGCAAACACATCTGGAACGAGATGCGAAACGATAAAGGCGTGTTGGGCTACGCTGTAATGCGGGCCACAATGTCCATTGAACCGGCAAATGCGCGACAACGAATGTGCAATATCTTCCAGCTCAACCTCGCAGGCACGAGCATCCAGCGGCCAGAAGTCGATGCCGGAATAGGTGTGCATGAAGTCGCCGCGCCGGCCGGCGCCGTCGTTCACGCACATATCATCCTGCAAGCGCAGGCTTGGATCAGGCTGCACGGCGCCTCCTTTTCATGCGGACAATCTCGACATGGATTTCCGGGTAGGCGGCTTCCAGCATCCGCCGCTTGAGTCGCGACATCGCGGTATCCTGGCCTTTCACGTCCTCGTATCTCAAGTCGCCGTTCTTGTCGATGTACTTGAAATCCAGCTCGACAAAACAAACGCGCTCGGTGCCGATGTAGATCGGCCACTTGGGGTGCACTTCGAGTCTGGCGATCTGCGCGATTCGCTCCATCAGCCTCAGCTCCTGGTAACGAACTGATTCGGCGATGCTGTCAAACACGAATCCATCAAGGCGAACCTTCCGCGCGTTGTGCTTGTTGTGTCTACGGAGCATAGGTATCCGCCATCTTCCGGCGCACCTTGGCGGTGTGCAGCACGGCTTTGTGCCACTCCCCGGCGTTGTAGGCCACGATCGCCAGCGTTACATCCCCGTCGTACTTGACGATCAAGTACCGAAGATAAATGGCCGCGATCTCCATGTTCGCCTGCGGGTCGAACAACAGCTTGCGCATGGCGGCGACGCGCTGAACATAACTGAGCTTGCCGTTCCAGTGTTTCGGGAACATGCGCAGCGCCGTCTCGGGGTTGAGCTGGCAGAGCCCGATGGACTTACCGCCATCTCCAGTCACATGCGGTCGCCAATCGCTCTCTGTCTCGCACACAGCCTGGAGCACCGCCGGCTCCAGCCCGTACTTGCGGGCGATGGTCTCGGCCTGGATGGGCGAAGCGAACACCACATTCAGCAGGACGTGGATGATGACGATCGCGATCATAATCAGCCAAGCGATCGCAAACACAGCATACGGATAGTCTTCGCGTTTCAATTCAAATTTCAATTTCCCTCCTTCACGGGCGGACGCCACTGTTCGTTGAGCGACCATCCGTAGCAAAACCCCTGCTTCGGCCACTTGAGCGGTGGCTTACGATGACACTCGGCCAGACCTTCCAGCACTTCCTTGCCATGCACACAGGACGCGCAGCGGTGCTTGCCGCGAATCTTCGCGAGCTGTATGCGCTCAAGCTGTCTGGCAGGGTCACCGTAGCGGTCGCTTCTGTAGGCCACGTTTTAGTTTTCTTATTGTTGTTTTTATTAACTTTCGTGCGCGCTTGATATGGCGACCCCGGACGGAATCGAACCGCCCCAGCAAATTTTGGAGATTCGCTCGCCAACCTTGGAACATTCGGGGCCGTGGTTTGGTGTGCTCAGTAATGCGGCGTAACAATTGCGGGATAGCCAGAGTATTGCGGCAGTTCAAAGTTGAGTTGATGCGCTTCAGCTCGTCGCGGATGTCCATCAACAGGGCGGCGTGAATGGATTCCCATTGGTGTGTTTTCCAGCCGCTCTGATTTGAGACGCCATCTGGCAAATTCCAATCGACATTCTTGTGTCTCATGCCGCCCTCCCCATCGCCTCGGCCCACATATCGTTCGGTCTCGGCAACGATAGCTGCCACTCGCTGCCGCAGTAGTACTCGATGTCGTTCAGGAAATCGCTCATCTCTTTGACGCTCAGGCCTGAGGTGTGCCTGGTCTCGGCCCAGCTCTCGCCTCGGCACTCGACCAACTCCTGCCCGAGGAAACGACGCTTGAAGTACACCTTCCAGACATCCGGCGCATAGAGCTTGCCGTGGGTCTCGAAGTACCAGCGCGAGATAAAGCGCATCCACATATGGAGCAGCCTGTTCTGCGCCTTCGATCGCTGGGTCTTGTGCTCGCGCACCACGACCTCGTGGAGTTTCGCTTTCGCGTTCTCAGCCGGCGTCTGAACCGAACCCAGAAATTCCTGGGCGCGCTCGACGATGCTGCGATCACGCAGGACAAAGACACGCAATGTCATTCGTCCCACCATTCGGATCTACGCATCTTCTTCGTCATGCCATACTCCATCAGTAGGTTGTGGCCGTAGTCGTGGCAAACAAACCTGCCTTTGTAGAGGCCATAGTTAGAGCGCTTTGTGTCCGTCAGAAATATCGGTAACTTCGCCGGATACTGGCGCGCGGCTGGCTGCGTTGTCCTGGCCATGACCAGCACAGTTCCACAGGCGCTGATGTGCACACATGGAGCGAACCACCGCGCCAGCGATATAAACTTGACGCGACTCCAGGTCTCCCACTCGATGATGTTCTGAAACGACTGGGCGCCAGTCTCCACTTTTACAATCAGATTCTTGTCAAACCCGAACGTATACACTTCGCGCGCGCTTCCTTTGCTGATGAGATCGGAACAAACCAGCCCGAATGTATCGCGAAGCACGACCGCGTTATCGCTCACTTAATAATCCCCTTCTCGATCAAACGATTTATCGTGCGAGCGTGCGCGTAGTGAAACGCCTCGCGCTTCTCGTGCCTCGGAACGTCGCTGCTGCCGTACCACTGATGACACCCGGAGCACCCGAAAAACACAAACAGATCATGCGCCTTGATGCCGCGACCCTTGCCATGGACCAGCTCGTCGCTGTGACAGGCAACGACTGTTGCCGGATCGCCGTTGCAAAGTGGTGAATACATCGTGCATGGTTCGCCCTTGGCGGCATCAATGATCGCCTGGTTACGGTAGTTGTCGCGGTGCTCGCGGATGTTGCGGTAGCTCATGGCGTCCGACCACAATCAACAACAAAACCAAGGTGGCTGTCATACAGAGAGCGCAGGTTGTCGGCACCATAGGCAACGAGAGCTATCGGGGCTCCGCTGTTGAAATCCGCCCGCCTTCCGTCAACGTAGTGAAAATGCGGGCGTCCCTTGAGGAACAGAACACCATCCGCTGCTCCCCACACCGTTTCGTAAAACATCGCGGTTTCGGTGCGCGCCGGTATCAAGGCAACACCGTTTCCGTGTTCCCGCATGCGGCGCAGCCACTTCACGGCTTCGCGGCCAAAGGGAGGGTTACACCAAACCCGCCCAAACCACGGCAGCGCCAGCCCGTCGTCCTCTGCCGTGTAGTAATGCTTGGCCGTTTCCCAAGGCCGAACTACGGGGGCACACGGGTCGAGGTCAAATTCTCCGAGTGCGCGCAGGATCTCCGGCGGCGTCAGCCACTCATCGTTTTTCATCCTGGCGCTTTGGTGTCCGCTTAAACTCATTCGCAGTGCTCCGCGTACAGGCGGTTTATGCGGGCTTCGTCCAGCGACGAAATGGTCTCGCTATCAAGCTCGCGCTGAGTCATCAACCCAATGAACTCGGCGTCCTGGTCGGTCAGCTCGCCCATGACATTCTCAAGATCGGAGAGCCGTCGGGAGGTTTCGTTGCTGATCGTTCTGCTCATCCCCAAAACCCACCCCAATAGAGAAGGCCGGCTATGATCGACGGACCAATTAGCACGTCCCAGATGTCATGCTTGTCTGTTTTCTGCTGGCCATATTTGGCCAACGAAACACCAACACCAAGAGCCATCAACACTATTACCAAAATCTGCGGGACGCCCATTTACACCTCCACGAGAAAAAGAAGCCGGCCTTCGAGACAAAGAGGAACCGCGGGGGCGCTAGGAGACGCCTGCGCGGGCAATGTCCGGTTCCGCCGGCCACGAGCCGAAACCTGCCCTGGCCATGTCCAGGATTATCCAGGCACCGCACCCGCCCTCCCCGGCTTATTGAATAGGCGCGCACGGCCCGAGCCGGGGTGCGGTTACATTGCGCGCTTGTGTTCATTGGCCGGTGGAACCGAAGCCGTTGCTACCGCGATCAGTAGCACTGAGGCTAGCGGCCTCGTTCGGAACAATCGGATGTACGAACCGACCGCCAAGAACCGCGGCGTGGAGTGGAACCACGACGAGCTGCGCGATGCGATCACCAAACTCGACATGAAACTCCACGTCGCTATGGTTAATCAGCAGCACACACACCTCGCCGCGATAGTCGCTGTCCACAATGCCGGGGCCGTTGAGCACGGTAATGCCGTGCTTGGCGGCCAGCCCGGACCGCGGGCATACGAACCCAACGGCACCAGCAGGAATCTCCCAGGCGAAGCCGGTCGGGATCTTCACATGGCAGCCTGGCTGTATCGAAAGCTCGATCGCCGCACGCAGGTCGAAACCGGCCGCGCCCTCCGTCTCGCGCCGCGGCGCCGGCATCGAGTGTTCACCAATACGCATCACGTTCACTGCTCACCTCCTTCGGCGATCCACCACGTCACAGATAAAGATTGGGTAACCGTGCACAAGCGCTTGCCGCCCTGGCGGGCGAGCTTGCGTTTCACAAGGTCCGGGAGCCTGCGCGCCACCATCGTCCGATCAAGGCCGTAGTGTTCGGCCAACTCGGCGCTGGTGCAGCCAAGGTAGTTGCGCAGGCAGTTGTACACGCGCTCGCACTGGGAGTCGTTCGCGCCGCTCTCCACATGACGCTCGGCGGCGAGGCGCGAGGTCTCAGGATCGTTGCGGTGTGCAAGCGTGCGTGGATCAATCCGGGTTTCCATCACGCAGCCTCCGGTGGTTCGGTGTCCATGAAGTCGGCGCACTGCGTCATGTCTTCTGGTGCAGCCATGTACTTCTGGCCAGCCTCGTATGGAGAACAATAGCGATAGCACCTCTCACGATACGGACAGATTTTTCCCAACCTGTTTTCACCGAAACACTTTGCTATATCAGCCGTCATGCTGAGCCTCCTGTTTCAGTTGGTCGAAAATCACAACCGCCCTTTCCCTTACCCGATCACGAATAACAGGGCGAACGCGAGCGAGCATTGCGCGCCGCTCCTCTTTCCCGGCGATGTTCGCGATCCTCTTCGCCTCGGTCTCTATCTCTCGCTTCTCAAACGCCTCGGCAATCTCGATGTGCGTTTGCACGATTGGTCGCAGATGCTGCGGCACCGAAGCAATGGACGTTGGCCGCTCAGCCGGAGCGAGATTCATAATCTCGGCCGCGTAGTGTCTCGGTCTTTTTTCAGCCATACAGTTTCTCGTACAGACGCCGCGTCGGCGTCTCGGGTCTTTCGGATTTGCCGGACAGGATGTAGCGTGCATAGGACTTGCAAACCAGTTTCTCGCGCGCGCATCGGGTGCGGTTCTCGCACGCAAACTTGTCGCATGGAGACACGGTATGTATGCTTCCATACAGCGCGGATTCGGAAAGCACTTCAGAATTCATCCATGCCTCCGCGGTATCGTTTGGGTGGTGGGCGACCTGAAATCGGCTCGCCGGAATAGTTGTCGAAGCGCACCTGATTTCCGATGAACGTCAGACGCACGGTATCGATCGGGCCATTGCGCTGCTTGCCGATGATGATCTCCGCCGTGCCGCGGGCCGGGCTTTCCGGGTCGTACACCTCGTCCCGGTACAGGAACAAGATCACGTCGGCGTCCTGCTCCAGGCTCCCGGAGTCGCGAAGATCCGACATCACGGGACGCCTGTTGTTTCTCGACTCAACACCGCGATTGAGTTGAGACAATGCAATGACAGGCACCTTCAGTTCCTTGGCGATTGCCTTGAGGCCGGCGCTGATATTGGCGACCTCGTTTACGCGGTTCTCGCCCTCGCCAGACATGAGCTGCAAGTAATCAACAACGATCAGATGCAGATCGTGCTCACGCTTGACGCGCCTGGCGCGCGCACGGACCTCCATCACCGTCAATGCCGGCGAGTCATCGATAACGAGCTTCGACCGAATCAGATCGGCGGAAGCGTGCGTGAGCCTCGGCCACTCGTGGTCGTCGAGCTTGGCCGTGCGCACGTTCTGGAAATCAATCTTGGCTGTGCTGGCAATCGAGCGCATCAACACCTGCTCGCGCGACATCTCCATCGAGAACACCAGCGCCGTTTTCTTCTCGTGCAAAACAGCGAACTCGGCGATGTTCATCGCGAACGTCGTCTTGCCCATGCTTGGCCTGCCAGCCACCAGGATCAGGTCTGACGGCTGGAAGCCTGAAGTCTTGCGATCGAGATCAACAAACCCACTCGAAAGTCCGAGCAGCCCGGGTTCCTTCATGCGGCGCTCGATTTCGTCCAGCACGGCCGGCATTGCCTCGCGCACCGTCATGGGTCCGCTCGATGCGCGGTCATCGGCGATCGCCATCACGAGCGCCTGCGATTGATCGAGCTTGTCGCGCGTCATGCCATCGCCGTATACGATCTCGCCGATTTTCATCGAGGCAATAACCAGCGCCCTCTCGGTTGCCTTGTCGAGCACAATCTGGGCATAGGCACTGATATTGGCGGTGCTCGGCGTGTTGTTGGCGAGCGAGGCGAGATAGGCGAGATTGCCGGCGGCGATCTGCTGTCCATTTGCATCAAGACGTTCTGCGACTGTGAGGAAATCGAACGACTTCGATTCGCCATCGAGATCGCAGATGGCCTGGTAGATCAGGCGGTGTTCATGGCGATAGAAGTCTGCGGCGCGCAGCTTGTCGGCAACTCGATCGAACGCCGAGTTGTTCAGCAACAGACCGCCGAGAACGGATTGTTCGGAGGCGATGGAGGCGATGGGCTCGTGCTTGGTCATGTGCTCGCCTTAAAATCGAGGAACGTCTTAATCACTTCCGCCGCGACTTGCGGGACGATGGCATTGCCGTAACCGCGCAGGCGTCCCACTCGGGCGGATAGCCCATAAGCCAGCGGGAATGTGCCGGGTTCAACTGGCCGGGATTTTCCGTCGCGGCAGGGGAGCCAGTCGGCGGGGTTCCAGAAGCCGCGAGTTGCGCCTGTCTCGGCAATTGATCCACTCGGTTGCGAATCGTCCCGTCCGGGTTCGTGGCCGTTGTCGCCATGCCCGGTGTGTCCTTCCAGTCCCGTGAGGCCGGGCTGCACCAGCTCGCCAAGTCCACCACCTTCCGCGAGTAGTCGTTGTTCCCCGCCGGGTTGTTCCCGTTCTGCGCCGGGGTTCCGGCCATTGGCGTCGGCCACGATCCACACTCGCTGCCGGATGTGCGGAGCCCCGACGCTGCAAGCCGGTAAACCGTGCGCCCCGACGGCGTAACCGATTCCTTCCAGGTCATCCTGAACAAGATCGAGCCAGCCGTGCTTAACCGCGCTTTCAACCTGCTCGCCAAAAATGACGCCAGGGCGGCACTGCGCGATGAGCCAGAACCAGTCCGGCCATAGGTGCCGCTCGTCGTCAAACCCAACGCCTTTGCCTGCCGCGCTGAAAGGTTGGCAAGGGCAACTCCCGGTCCAGACGGGACGGTCGTCGGGCCA